TCAAGCTGTCAAACTTTCAGACCCGGTTTGTTCGTTCGGCACGTCGACATCCGGCATGTCCAGCCGTCCGATCATCACGCTGCGCATAATCGTCTTCATGATCAGCGGGCTGGCGGTGAACCACTCGCCCTTGCGACGGTAGGCATCGAAGCGCCGGTGTAGTCTGGTCTCTTCGGCCTTGGTGCCGCGGAAGGCGGCAATCATGCTCGGCTTGTCCGGCATTCCGGTCGCCAGGTCGCCGGCGCGTGACAGCGGCTGTTTCGAGAAGCCGATCTTGATCCGGTCCCCGCACCTCAGGAAGTAGACGTACCCGCTCCGTGATGGAGAGATCGCGGCCGGCTCACCGCGGCTGGCCGCCCGGGCCTCCTGCCAGCGCGCCGTCCATAGGGCCGCCTGCGCCCTCGCCTCCGGACCATCCTCGCCGCACGGGACGAGGCTGAAGCCGAGCGCCTTCATCCTGGGCGTTGGACACCAGTAGCCGAGCTTACGCCCGTGGCGCTCGCGGATGACGTAGTAGGCGATCTTCGCCGGCGGACTCACTTCGAGGCCCTCGTGGCACGCGCCCTCCTCCGGGCGTTGAGCCGCGCGCGGTCGACCGCCTGAACGGCATCGATATCGACAGGCTGGTAGGTCCGCTCCAGCTCCGCGTTGGCGGCGATCGAGTTGGCGAGCTTGGCGCCGAGGTGCTCCCGCGACGCGCCCCCTGCCCTCGCCTCGATCGCGACCGACCGCCGGATGTCGAGCATCTGTCGAGTCTCCTTCGGATCGACCAAGCGACGCAGATCGCGGAAGTCCTCGGCGAGCGAGTTCTTCCGATACGGGGCTCCTTCCCGGGTGCGGAACAGCGGCGTGGACGGCAACGGCCGCAGGCCGAGGCCCTCAAGGTAGGCCCGCATCAGCACGGCCGACCGCCGCGACAGCGTGCCGATCGCCGCCTGCCCCGTCTTAGCCCGGCCGATCTCGAAGGCTCCGAAGCGACCGACGCGCACGAGCTGCCCGGCCGTGAGGGATCGCGCGTCGACCGGCGAGAAGGCGGTGTCCCACATGATCGACACGAGGCAGGCGAGGCCACGATAGCCCTCGCGCCAGGCGCGGTGGATGATCCGCCGCAGCTCGTGCTCCTGCCAGATCGCCGCCCGCGCCTTGGGTGTGACGCGGCGGACGCCGAGCGAAGGGTCCGCGCCGCGGGCGCAGTAGAACGGCCGGCCGCCGCTCATGGCGGCCGCCACGACCCAGAGCGCGCGCCAGATCTTCATGGCCCGGTGCGCCTCGCGCACGCCGGCCGACTCGATCAGGTCGGCGTACCAAGCATCGATCAGGTCGTAGTCGACCGTGTGAGGGGCGACGTCGCCGAAGATCGGGGCGATGTAGCGCCAGCCCCGCTCCCAGTCCTCGCGGGTGCGCGCTTGCTTGCGGTTCCAGCCCTCTGTGGCTCGGTAGCGATCATAGGCCTCGCCCAGCGAGCCACGCGGCCACTTCGGCTTCTCCGACGCCTTCACGCCCTTGCGGTGCGCCTGCCAGCGCTCGTTCCAAGTCCTGGCATCGCGCCAGGCATCAGGCCCGTCAGGGCCCAGCGCGATCAGCGAGAACCCCGCAGCCTTCATCTTCGGCGTCGGGCACCAGTAGGCCAACCGTTTGCCGTGCCGCTCACGAACGACGAGGTAGGGGATCTTCACGGTGCCCACCGGTTCGTCTCTCCGCGAGTCGCTGTCTGGCGACCGAAGCGTCACGCGCCTCGCCGAGGACTGTCAATTCGGGGAAGAGATCGGGATGACGCCGCCGGCGCCAGCGGTCGATCGCCTCGATGCAGTAGTGGCCGGAGGTCGGGTCGGCAGCAGGGAAGCCGCGCCGGCGCAGCTCGGGCAGCGCCGACTCGAACTCGCGCACGCCGGCGAACCCCATGCGCGACGCCACCTTCGCCACAGGCACGTCGCCGACCTCGGGGATGAGCTGCGGCCGTCCCACTTCACGCCCTCCACGCTTGGCCGGCTGCGCGGCGCATCTCTTCCTCCGCCGGCAGCGCCGGAGCAGCCGGTGGCTCCGGATCGCCGAGGGCGAGGGTCGGCTTGGATGATGCCGCAGCTTGCCCGGTTCGCGCATCAGCGACCCGCGCCATCACATCCGGCCAGTTCCGCCGATCCGACCACTGCGCCCAGACGTTCTGCGCCGCGTCGTGGAAGGCTTCCGCCTCGTCCCGCAGCTGCTCGGACCGCCGGAGAAGCGATTTCGCTTCACGGGTCAGCATGCTGGCGCGAGTGTGGAGGTCGACCGCACGCTTGGCGCTGCGAGCGGCCGCGTCGCGCATGGCGTCGGCGTAGCCGGCCGCGTAGTCGTCGCTTTCGCGCTGGCGGGTCACGATCCCGGCCTCCCGAAGCGGTAGCTCTCGATGCGGGCGACCTCGGCACGCAACTCGGCGAGCTTCGCGGCCTGGAGCTGGCGCGCGTAGTTTTCCGCAGCCCAGCGCTGGCGATGCCACTGGCGCCCTTCGCCGGCGAGGCAGTAGCCGAACGCGCCATAGTGGACGGTGTCGCCCACGACCTTGCCCCAGACCTCCTGGATCTCGCCGGCGAACAGCGGGTCGGGGGTGAGGTAGACGTGCACGAAGGGCTGGGGATCTTCGGACATGGCTCACGCCTCCGGGATCTGCGGGTGCGGGAAGGTGCGCTCGGTCGCGTCGCCGGCGGCCGCCAGGATCGCCCGGGCGAAGGCGCGCGCCTCGTCACGGGTCATGTCGATCGCGACGGCGAGATCGCGGCCCGGTAGGTCGAGCTGGAGCGCGACGCCGCCGGTGATCGCCCGGGCGGCCAGTGCCCAGCTGATGGGATCCTGCGAAGCGTCAGAGGTGCGCAAAGCTTCCTCCATGCGGTACTGCTCGCTCCCCCTCGGGGATGACGTCGTTGATGGCGTCCGCGAGCGTAGGATCCCGACCTTTCACGCGCTTGATCAGCGCTTCGAGGTCATTCCTACAAACATCCTTGTAAGCCACCCAGATTTGAGCGCCCCGGATGTTCATGTCGTCGAGGTCGAGGACGAACATCATAAAATCCATGCCCTGGATCTTCTGCGACAGATCGGTGAGCACTCTGAGTGCGCCCATATTACCTTCGACGAAGGGCAGGAGCGGATCGCCCATCCGGTAGCGCTTCCGCTGTGTCGCGAGTCGTTCAGTCATGCGGCAGTCCTTCCGTGGCTGGCTTGCAGCGCGTCCCAGGCCCGGTCCCGGGCGGCCTCAAGACGTTTCGCCGCGCGATCGGCACGCTCCCGCTCCTCCCGCTTGCGCTCGCGGACTGCGATGGGGTCGACGAAGGATTGCGCGACCGATGAAGGGTCGATCGGCGCGAAGGCCGCGACGTACGCCGAGAAGGCCTCCAGTTCGCGCTCGCGGGCTTCCAGCGCACGCCGTGCGAGGACGTCCCAACGCGCCCGCCACAGCTCTGCAGGACGCAGGTTGAAGGGAAGCCGCACCTTGATGAGCTGCAACAGCTCCTCGCGGTCGAGATCTTCGATGGCGATCGGGGGCGGGGCAACCATCGCTACGCCATTCCCAGCGCTTGCATGTAGAGCTCGAGGATCGCCTCCTGCTCCTGGCGCTCGCTGTGGTCCTGCTTGCGCACCTGCAGGATGGTGCGGATGGCTTTGGCGTCGAAGCCCCGGCCCTTCAGCTCGGCGAACACCTCTTTGATGTCGCCCATGATGCCGGCCTTCTCTTCCTCGAGGCGCTCCAGGCGCTCGATGAATTGCTTCAGCTCATCGGCTGCGACGCCCTCGGCCGAGGAGACGTCGCATGCGGTGGACAGGCCCGCTGTCATGCCGCCACCTGCCCGTGCGAGCCGCCGGCGTCGCCATCGGCATCCGTGAAGGCGTAGGCCGTCCCGCAGAACGGGCAGAAGCTCGGGAGCGGCACCGCCGCCCGCGGGCCGCGCGCCTTGATTTTCTCCGTCACGATGGTGACGCAGGTGAACCCCGGGCGCTCCTCCGTGCCAAAGATGATCGTCGGCTGGATCTCGGTGTTCCGCTCCGCCAGAGCGGTGTTCATGGTGGCGATGCAGTCGCAGGCCATGGCGGGTCAGCTCCACACGATGCGGCCGAAGACGACGGCGGTGCCGGCGATCCAGGGCAGAGTTTCGGGGTGATCGGACGGGTGCCGCGACAGCCACGAGGCGCGGTAGATCTTCGTCGCCGCCTCGTTGCGGGGCAGGCCCGCGCCGTGCCCGTCCTCGTGGACGAACATGTCGGCGCGTCTGCCGTCATGGAGGACAGCCACATGCTCGGGCCGGCCGGCCAGGATCGGCTCTAGGACGTCGCGCAGCTCGGCGAGGCCGGGGTCGCCGGCCATGTCGACGTCGCGGTCCTCGCGGTTGCCGTCGGCGCGCAGGATGATGAGGGCGGTCTTCACGACACGGCGTCCGGCGCAGGCTGCTCCCAGATCACGGGCGGCGCCCAAGCGCGCCGCGCGAGGTAGCGCTCGGCCACCCGCGCGAACCGGAGTTCCCGGACGGCTTCTACCGCCGCCTCGGCCTCGCGCCGGCCGGGCGGATCTCCCGTCAGCGGCAGCCCTCGGATGAGCGCGCGGGCGGGGTCGCGGTAGGCATGGACCTCCGCCTCCGTCCAGCCTTTCTGGAACAGGTGAGCGATGGTGCAGGCGCCCTCCGGGCCGTTCTTCTGCTCGACCATGAAGCGGGCCATGCGGAAGATCTCGGCGCGCGCATGTGGGGCATGACGGGCGGCGTGAATGAGAGACGGCGACGGCATGGACGGACCTCCTCAGACGCTACGGGTGATGGTCGACGGATGATGCAGAGCTCCGCCGGGGGGGGCTCGACGCTTGGTCGGGGCCTTGGTTTTGCCCTTGGCTTTCGTTGGTCGCGGCTCGGCTCGGGTGACCTCCTCGCGGGTCGGTGCTCGCCAGGTCTGCGAGAAGTCGGGCCCGAGGAGCCCGTCGTTGCCGGGCGCGACCAGGCGCTCGCGGATCGCGCGCTCGGCGACCGTGGTCCGAACGAGGTAGCCGCGCGGCTCGAGGCGGTACCGGCGCACGCCGTCCTCCTCGATCGTCGCCACCATGGTCGCGCCCTCGTTGAGCCTGCGCAGCAGGTCCAGGACGGACGGGCCGGTCTCCTCCGTCGGGAGCGTGACGACCACGGGCTCGGCGGCGATCGGCGCCGCGGGCGTGGGCTGAGGGGTGTCGTGCCACTCCGCGTCAGACGCGGTCCAGGCGCGTCGGCGCTCCTCGGCGCGCACCTGCAGCTCGACCTCAGAGATCCAGACCTCGACGCGCTTCGCTGCGCCGATCGTCCGCGGCAGCCGGTACGTCCAGGCCATCGGCTCGGGCAGCATGCGCCGGAAGAGCTTGCGCAGGCTGACCAGCAGCCAGAAGCGCGGCGGCAGGCTCACGACGATGCCGCGAGCATCCTCGGCGACGCCGATCGGGGGCGCGGCCGGCTTCATGCGCCGACCCCATCGACAAACGGGGCGAGCAGATCCGCAGCCGCATCCGCATCGACGCCGACCGACCACGTGCGGTTGACGTACTCCTGGACGTAGAAGGTCTGACCGCAGTCGTCGCATTCGGTCGCAACCGGACCGTCGTCACCATGCAGGGTCGTGAAGCGCCCGTAGACCTCGACATCGGTCATATCGAGGGGATGGCGGCAGTGGGGGCAGCGAAGGAGCGCCATCAGGATCGCGCCTCCGGGAAGCCGTTGTGCTCCACGCCATCCAAGAGGCGGCCGGCGGCCTTCTTGCCGATCCGCAGGCACTGAGCCTCCATGTCGAAGCGGCAGTGATCAAAGGCACCGAAGCCAGGGCCGCCGGTCCAAGCGTTGAGGTGTCGGAGCTGGCCCACGTCGATCCAGTCGCCGTGCTGTTTGAAGAAGAACGGCACACCTTGCTCAGCGCACTGGTCCCGGATCTCGCGGACCCATTCGGCCTGCATTGGACGCGCCTTCCCGCCGCTCTCGCCACCGACGATGACGAGGTGGATGCCGGACAGGTCCAGCTCGCCTAGGTCCTCCAGCAGCGGCTCGACCGACAGGAAGCGGACCGCGGCGGGGACCGCACGCAGCTTGTCGAGGCGGCGCAGGCGCGCCCGGTCCTCGATCGTCGTGCCGAGCCAGACGTTCCGCCACGGCCAGCGCTCGTTCCACGGCCGGTAGCCGGGCGCCGAGCTGTCCATCACCGGGAGCATCTTCGCGATGTTCTCCGGTCGCTTCGTCAGCACCATCCAATCGAGGTGCCGGGCGCCGGCGATCACGGCCCAGGCGTCATGCCGCCATTCGGCCGGGACCTGGTTGTCGAAGAAGTCGGCGAGCGAGTTGGTGAACACGCGATGGCGGATGCCGGCCGCGGTGCAGGCGGCATCCCACTTCGCCGGCTGCCGCCACAGCGCGGCGCTGGTACGGCGACGCGCGCCCTGCCAGAGGGCCGCGTTGCCGGTGCGCTTCGCCCAGGCCTCGGCATAGCAGTGGTCGCATGCGGGGCTCAGCGCCGTGCAGCCGAGCCAGAAGTTCATCGTGTGATGGGTCCACTCGATCTTGCTGTTCTCAGCCACGGGCGGCCTCCGTCGCGAGGGCGGCGCGGCCGGCGGCCGAAAGCGTCAGCAACCCGCCCTGCCCACCGAACCCGACCTGCCGGTATTCGAGGTGTCCTGAGAGCCAGAGGCCGCGTGCGACCCGGCCATCCGCCCCGTGGTAGGTGAAGCGACCACCCTTGTAGGGATCGCCGCCGGAGGCATCGTCGACGCCGATCGGGGCGGCGCGCAGGACGCCGAGTTGACGCGTGTTGAGCGGTCTCATGCCCGCCCCGCCGGATGCTGGATCTCCGCGAAGCTCTGCGCAAAGGCCTCCGGCCCGTCCTGAAGACGGACGAGCGCGCATTCCTGGACCGACGCCAGCAGCCCCGGCAGGAAGCTCGCCGCGAGGTTCACGTCGCCCCGCGCGATGGTCATCAGGAACGCCGTCAACGCGTGTCCGGCGGCCATGCTGACCTGCGGGTAGATCGCCTCTACCGGGATCTCTCGATCGGTCATGTCGGCCGTGCCGCCGACGATCGCCTCGGCCGCCTCGATCGCCATGCGCATGCCGATGCCGGACGCGTCGTCCCGGGCGATGACGGTGGCGTGGCGCTCGCGGGCCTCTGCGGCAGCCGTGCGCACTGCGTCGCGGTTCGGGGTGAGGGTCATTGCCGTACCTCCTTCCGCACGACGCGGAACGTGAAGATCCCGGCCGCAGCGTCGGCCCCGATGACGAAGTGGAAGGCGTCCGTGCCGTTGATCTCGTCGACCGGTAGGGTGAGCGAGCCGCCGAGCCGGTTGACGAAGGCGATGAGCAGCTGCTCCTTCATCGCCTCGATCTTCTCCTGTGCGCCGCGGCTGAGGGCGGCGCTGGTGATGAAGCGCTCGGGCTCACCCATGATCGTGCCCTCCGATGGCGACGCAGGCCGTGCACAGGTCCTCGGCCACCCAGCCGCAGCCTTCGTCACAGGCATCGTTCTGCGAGCAGCCGCAGACGCGGCACACGCCGCCGAGGAGCGCGGGGATGCGGGGCAGCCGCCCGTCCGAGGCTTCGAAGACCCCTTCGGGCAGCGCATCGGACGTCACGGCCTGAAGATCGCGCCACAGCTCGACCACCGCAGCATCGCCGGCGCGGTGGTAGATCTCCGGCAGATCGTCCTGGCAGCACCGATCGTGGAGGCTGTTGGCGGCCGCCATTTCCAGCGCGATCGCGCCGATCTCGGCTTGGACGTCGGGCGGCAGCTTCGACCAGGCCTCAGCGCCGTCGAAGCGCTCGGGCGCTGGGCGTGCCAAGAGTTCGGAGATCTCCGGCATCAGCGCGAACCCTCAACTGGCGTGGCGAAAAGGACCCCGAACAGATCACCGGTGGTGGGCTTGCCGTTCGTCGCCACGGCCGGCCGCACGCCGTGCTCGGCCAAAGCCCGCAGGTCCGGGATCATCTCCAACTCGACCTCGGCCTTCGTGTATTCCCAGCCGGGCAGGCAGGCGTGCTGAAAGCGGTCGTTGACCTGGAGGAAGCCGGGCAGGTTCGCCCAGGTGACGTGACATTCGCCCCGGCGCGGGTTGCTGAAATCGAAGAAGGCGACGCTGCGCTCGCCCCGGGTCGACGGATCAGCGGCCGCGGCGGCCAGGACGCGGGCGGCGATCGCCGCGTCGGCGCGCTCCTGCATGGTCGGCGTTGGGAGAATGGGGGCGCGGCGGGTCATGCTGCGACCTGAGTAGCTGAGGGCCGCGAGTCGGCGCGGAGCACGATGACCGGCTTGAACCGCAGGATGCTGATCCGCGTCGGCACCGGCTCGCCGCGTGCCTTCATGGCCTCGATCTCGGCGTCGGAGGGCGCCGCCGGATCATACTGCATCACCATCCAGTACGGCTTGCCGCCGGCTCGGATGAAGGCGTGGTCGAATGCGCCATCGAGGCGCCGCCACATCTTCCCGGGGGTCGTGCCCGTCGGGTAGCTGGCGCTGTAGTCGCGCAGGTCCTCGAACTGCTGAGGGGTGAGGCGCAGGCGGGGAAGCGTCGCGATGAAGTCGCGCGGCTGGGGTACGACGCGGTCGCTCACAGCTCGTACCCCTTCAGGTCGTGGTAGGCCCGGATCATCTCGGTGAGGTCGCCGGACTCGATCGCCTTCTGTCCGCGCTCGACAGCCGCCTCCATCAGGGCGGCGGCGATGAAGCCCATCTCGACCTGTCGGTACTGGCCGGCGATCTTGGTGACGCGGACCATCTCGCGGGGGAGCGCAGCGGCGAGTGTGTCGGCCATCACGCGGCCGCCTTGGAGGCGTGCCGGTAGGCCGATCTGATGTCCGGCTTGAGGGCGTAGCCTTGGCCCCAGACCGTCCGGATCTCGATGCCGAAGGGCTTCAGCTTCTTGCGGATCTTGCAGACGAAGACGTCGACGATCTTCGGCTCGATCTCGCCCTCGGAGCCCGCACGGTCGCTGTAGAGGGCCGCCATCACGGCATCCTTTGTCGCGACCTCACGGTTGACGAGCGTCCCGAAGACCCGCGTCTCCTGCTGCGTCAGGCCCCACTCGACGGGCAGCCGCGCGCAGTCGATCAGGATCGCCTCCAGAAAGGCGATGCGTTCGCGCAAGAGCAGGTTCTCCTGCTCCACCACTTCAAGCCGCCGCTCGACGTCCATGGCTCCGGACCTTTCTGGTGTTGCGGAAAAGGATGGCAGCGAGCGCGCGCCACCGCGGGAGGCGCTGGGCGACCGCGAGCACGACGGCTTCCTTCTCGGCCTGCGGGCCCATCGCGCGGATCGTCGTGGCGATGTCGGCAGCCAGAACGGCGCCGGTGAACTCCGGGGCGAACAGCATCGCCTCGACCGCCTTGAGGAACGCTGCGGTCACGGGCGCCATGCGGGCCTCGACGCAGACCTGCAGGACCTCGCGAGCACCCCGGGCGTGTCGGCGGTTGACCAGGGCGCGCAGGGCCTCCACCGCCATCGTGTCACCGACGAGCCAGCGGTCGCTCGTTGTGGCGTAACGGACGACGCGAGCGCCGGCGCGCTGGCAGACGCGCTCAATGGTCAGCGCCGTCTCATCGCCGGCCGCCACCAGGGCATGGTGCATCTGTGTGCCGGTGACCTGGAGGCGGTCACGGTTGTGCCGGACGAAGGACTCGGCGCGGCTCTGCCGGTCCGCGGCCTCGACGATCAGCACCGGGATCTCCTGGATCTCCGGGTGCGTCGCGGCCGCGATCGCGGTGTGCTGACCGTCGATGACGTGAAGGCCTTCCTCAGTCGACACGACGATCGGCGGCTTGAACGCCCGCCAGCGCCAGGACCCGACGATGCGGCGGATCAGCTGGACCGACTGGGGCGACAGATCCCGCTGATAGGTCTCGTCGACCAGGAGATCGGTCGGGGACACCAGCCGCAGTTGCGGCGCCGGACCGAGTTCGGCGTCCGGCTGGATGTCCGGAAAGTTCAGGGCGGCGATTGGTCTGAGCTTTGTCACGCGGTGGGATCCTTCTGTTCCGCTTGGCTTGCGAGCTTGGTCAGGGCCGCAGCCTTCCGCGCCGTCGCTCGCCGCAGCTCGGCGTCCAGGACCGGGATCAGCAGCATCGCCAGGACGATCAGCAGGATCAGGATCGCGGACGCGATCGCGAGCGGAGCGGCGACGGGCTTCATCGTCCGGCTTCCTCCAGGAGCACGGCCGCGCGCTCGGACAGGTCCGGGCGGAAGTGCGCGAGGCGCAGCTGGAGTGGATCATGGCCGCCATCGGGCCCGGGGCCGGACAGCGTGTGCAGCGGCTCATCGAGGATCGCGGCCAGGAGGTCGGCGAAGCGCTCGAGGAGCGGGGCGACCGCGCTGGCGACGACGCGCGGGGTCGCGTCAGCAGGATCCGCGCTCTCTCTGAGGCTGGCGAGCAGCTCGGGCGGAACGGGCGCGGATACGCCGGCGTCGAGTGCCGCGATCCGGCAGACCTCGGCCAGCCGTACATCGAGGCCGATCTGCCGATCACCGGCCGTCGCGCCCCACCAGGCGAGCTCGCCCGTCTTGTTGTCGGTCCAAGGGGCGATCGTGCAGACGACGGCGCCCTCGACCACGAGCTCGATCACCGACTCGTCGGCAGCGATCCGCCATGAGCCGGTGCGGGCAGCCGAAGCCACGAGCTGCAGGCCGGGCTTCATCGCGCGGCCTCCTGTGCGAGGCGGATGCGCGTCGACTGCGGGACCCCGGCGAGCCGGAGCTTAAGCGCCAGGGCACCTGTGCCGCGCGGGTAGAGGCGCCGGCGGTGGGCGGCCGCGCGAATGTTCGCCTGGGCCACCTCCGCGTGATCGGGCAGATCGCGGACCCACTTCCAGACGGTCGGTTTGCTCACGGCGAGCGCGGCCATGATCGCCGCCTCGGTGGCGCCGGCCGAGCGCATGGCCCGGGCTCGGTCCCGCAGAGCAGCGTAGCTCTCGCCGGTCGCGGGATGGCGCAGCTGCTCGCGCGATGGCCAACCCATCACGCCGCGTCCTTCGACGACATGGACGCGAGGACCTCGGCCGTGTTGGCCAGGGCTGTCCGGGAATGCCGCGGGAGCGCGACGAACGCGGCCGCCAGACGCGCGCCTTCCGGATCCAGGAGCAGCGCAGCGACCTGGACGGATGGGCTGCGCTCAGCCTCGGTGGGCTCGCGCCGGGGCGCGCTAAAGTGCTCGACGGGAACGCGGAGCGTCGCGGCGATCTGGGCGAGGAGGATTGCGGAGGCGGATGGGGCGGCGTTCATCGGGCACACCACAGCGGCGAGGGAGAGGGAGCCGGAGCGGCGTAATCGAGCCGATCCGGCGGGCAGTCGGCGACGCCGAAGCGGCCGTCGAAGTGGACGGCGATGCCCTTCAGCCCGGCGCGGGGATGGGCCACCGTGCCGAGGCGGCCGGACAGCCGCTCGACCACGCGGGCGCCGATCGCGGTCGGCGCGTGCGGATGGGTCTGCTTGATGAGGTCGTAGGCCATCACCGCGGCTCCCCGCGGTCAGGGGCGCTGACGCCGGCAGCCCGGGCCCGGGCATCGTCGAACCGCTGCATGCGGCCGCTGAGGGCGAGCTGGCCGTTGTTGCGAAGGCGCCCCTGCTCGGCGAGCCGGATCAGCGCGTCGAGCGCGGCCGCGGCGATTACCTCCTCGTCCTGGATGCCCTCGGTCGGCCCGTAGCAGGCGAGCAGCGCGACCGGGATCCGCTGGCCTGGCGCGCCCCGATCGTCGGGATGCGGGGGCGTGCCCACTTCCTTTAGGAACGGGTCGAGCAGCTGCAGCGGCAGGGAGACGTGGCCCACGAAGTGCCGACGCTTCCAGTCCCAGCTCACGTCGACGAGCTCGCCATGGAAGGCGCCAGGCCGGGCTTCGCGCGGACCGCTCACGACAGGATCGCCCAGGCGTAGGCGCCGAAGCCGGCGAGCACAGCGATCGCCACCACGTCACGCGCGTGACCGAGCGCCTGGATCCAGGGCCGGTCCGAGGCCGCCAGCTCGACGTAGGTCGGGACGAGGGCCATCGCCTCGGCGAGGTGCGCCTCGACGTCCTCGGCCAAGAACTCGGCCTTGAGCGCCGCGGCCGCCAGCGCCGGGCTGATGCGGGTGACGGGGTCGAGGCGGGCGAGCCGGCGCGCCATCGGGATCGTGGTCGGGATGAGGGTACGCTGGATCACGACTAGGTCTCCGGGGTCGAGGCGGGGGCGGGAAGCGGATGGGAGGCGGCGTCCTCCATCGCGGTCAGCGACCGGGCGACGAGCTTGAGGAGCGCGGCGGCCTCTCTGGGATCGAGCGCCTCGGTGGGCGCGCCTCGGGCCCAGACGATTGCGCGGTCGAGCGCGTCGGGCCCGGAGGCGAGGACGATCATCACCCGCGCCCCAACATCGAGCGCGAGGGCGGACACGTCGGCGGGATTGAGCGGGCCCGCCTTGCGGGGCGGCACCGGCAGGGCATCGAGCGCGGCCAGGACCGCCCTGACCTCGAAGAGCGCGCCGTCCAGGGTCTCGTCGTCCCGCAGGCGATCGCCGAGCCCGTCGATCCGCGCCTGCGGCCAGCCCTGGGCGCGCCAGAGAGCTTCCAGGGCGGCGCGCTCGCGCCGGTCGGGGATGAGGTCGATCCGGCGGGTCATGACTGCGACTCCGCCAGCTCGATGGCGCGGTCGAACATGTGCAGGACGGCTTCGTGGCCGCGATCATCGTTCACGCAGGCGGGCCAGCTGTCGAAGAGAACGAGGGCTGCGCTCCGCAGGTACTCGGAGGCCTCGCTGCTTCCGCTCGCGCCTTGGCGTTCGAGGGCGCCGTACGCGCACCAGCACGCGGCTTCATCGAACGCCGAGTGCACCGGATCGCCATACCGATCACGGGCGTACGTCTCCCGCGTCCAGGCCGCCGGATCGGCCAGCAACGAGCGCGAAGCGCGCAGCTGTTCGAGAGCGTCGCTCACGAGATCACTCCCACGGGCACGGGGTCGTAGGCGGGCAGCTCGGCGTGGTGGACGAGCGTGAGGCCGGCGGCAGTGCGGGCGAGGACGGTGCCGGACTCGTGGAGGTCGAGCGCGGCGAGCCGGTGCCGGAAGGCCCGGGCGACCGGATGGGTCGGGCGCAGCAGCGTGCCGTTTCCCGGCAGGCGGTCGAGCCAGTCGACGACGTAGACCGTCTCCCCGGTTTGCTCGTCGAGCACCACGCGGCGGCCGGCGAGCGGATGATCCTTGGCGTGGGCCATGTCAGGCGGCCTCCCCGTAGCGACGATGAGCCCGGGCTCCGTCCTCCAGGACGGCGTCGATCAGGCCGTCCCGGGCGACGGTCTCAACGATGCGGCGGGCGAGCTCGCCGGCGCGGATCCCGCGCGCGGCCGCGGCCAGCCGCAGGCCTTCGGCGATCGCCGGCGCGACCCGCAGCTCGGCGCTCTCGACGTCGATCCGCCGGGCGTCGAGGAACAGCTCGCGCTGCTCGGCCGGATCGGCGCGGTGGAAGACGTGGGTCAGGGCGATCCACCCATGGTTGCGGACCAGCACCATCGGGCCGGTCTTGCCGGCGCAGCGCGCGGGCGCCTCGACTTCGGTCGCCACCGGCTGGCCGTCCCGGTACTGGCCGATCCACACCAGGATCGGCGCGCCGACCGGGTAGGCGGCGTTGAAGGCGGCCACGCGGGCCTGACGGAGCGTCGGGCTCGGGCCGGGCGTGAGGGTGGGGCGCAGGCGAGCCATGTCAGGCCCTCCCCGCGCGGCGCAGGACCTGGCCACCCGGGCGCCAAGCCTCGAACACAACCTGCCGATGGTCGGCGCACCAGACGGCCGGCCGGTTCGGGTGATGCTGGACGGCCGGCTTCCCGCAGAAGCGGTGATCCGTCCCACGCGAGGAGCACGGGAAGCGGCATTGGCAGGAGCCGAGCTGCTCCAGCCGGTACGTACCGAAGTCCGGCTGCACCGGGACGGCGGCGGGGGCGGGCTCGGGCGCAGGCTGGCGGCGGGCGCGGGCGGCCATGTCAGCGGGCTTCCGCCTTCGCGATGGCGGCCTGTCCGTTCGCCAGGAGCGTCGCCATCGAGACCCGCGCGATGTGCTCGCCGTTCGCCCGGAACTCGATCTCGGTGAGGTCCGGGTCGATATCGAGGCTGCTGATGGCGAGGCGCATCATGGCGACCGCGCCGCGGAGCTGCGTCAGCAGATCAGGCGCCGCGGCGACCAGGGCCCCGTGGGCCTGGGCCCGTTCGCGCGAAAACAGGCCGTGATGATCGCAATCGACCACGAGGCGGCCGTCAGCATCGAACACCATCTCGGGGCGTGCGCTGTCCTGATGCCAGGGCGTGCAAGAGTGCTCGGCCGCCATCACAGGTCCCTCACGTCGATCGAGCTGAGGCGGGAGCGGACGGCGCCGGTCTCCCGGTCGCGGGTGAGGCCGTCGAGGCCCTTGCTCACCCGGTCGTAGCGGCTGCCAGCCATCGGCTTGCGGGGCGCTCGCAGGCGATGGTGCGCGTCGTAGGCGCGGCGGGTGTCGGCGATCGCGGTCTGATCGGCCGCCGTCTTGGCGCGATCACAGTCCTTGCAGAGGACCTGGCAGTTATCGAGCGTAGCCCGGCCGCCGTGAAAGTCCGTGACGACGTGGTCGAAGACGTACTGGCTGGCCTGAAGGACCGCCTCGCAGCGGATCCCGGTCGGAAGCGCGCCCTCGCACTGGCCGTCGGCGCGCGCGAGGGCGGCCTTGCGGACGTCTGTCGGGAAGTTGGTACGGCGGCGGGCGGCCACGGGCGACTCCATCGCGATGGGCGATGGCAGCTATGGTATGCTGTAAATCTACCGCGTCAACCGTTTTCGCTGTAAAAATACCTCGGCCGATATCCACACTCGTCCACAGGGTCGGAAATTTCCGTTCTTGCTTTGTTCGCTTCCGCGGCGTTCGATTGGGTCAACGCAGAGCTGAGGAGCGCTTATGTCCCTGAAGCCAATCGTTGCCCACGGTGTTCAGTTGTTCGTTGCCGAGAAAGGCAAACTCGCCCAGGGCCGCTGCCTTGGAGCAAAAGATGCGGCTGACGCTTGCAAGATCGCAGAAGAGAAGGTGCGCAACGGCCGCGCTGTTGGCGCGGCGGCTATTTACGCGCACCATCTTAGACCCAGACTATGATGACGGTGCGGAGCCGACGACACTCGCCATCTTTGGACGAGTGCCGTCCGGAATATCGGATCAGCTGCCGTTCTGAGTTATTTCTTCATCATCAGGTTCATGCCGCGCTCTGGACCGTAGGTCTTGAACGCGGCAAGGCAGAACGTTGTCGTGCCGTATTGGCCGACCATCTTCTCCGCCGTGGCACGCTGTTCTTTGAATTTGCTCGTATAGGGCTCTTGCGTGAGATCGACCACTGACAACGCAGCAGCGACGGTGCTCTCTTGGTCAATCTGGTAGTCAGTGCACCACTTCTTGGCCATAGATATCATAGCAAGATTTTCGATTGCAGCCTGTTTTTGCTCTTCCGTAGCTGCGCGTGCGGTGATGGAGCCGCAAAAACTCGTGACTATTGTCAGCGCAACAATGCTCGATAAACGCTGCATCATCATATACCTCGGATGACTGCTACCGTCGCAGGATTTTGGGCATCGGTCTGTATGCGCCCAGCACGATCGCGACGATTTCGACGCTCAGGCCCTTCTCGATGACGTGGCTGAAGACCCGATGTGGAACGTGGATCGGCTCATCCCAGCGAGGGTCATCGCTGTAGGCGCGCAGCTCAACGAACTGGTTCTCGCCCTCGTGGTAGGCCTTGGCCGTTCGCTCGCGGAGTTGGCCACCGTCCCGGACCTTCTCGACGATCACGAGATCGCCGTTCACGGGAAGGCGGCCGCTCTGGCGGATGTCGAGGCAGTGAAGCGTGTCACCGTCAGCGGCGTAGAGGTTGAGCGAGGTTCCACGCACCACGAGACCGTACTGCGCTTCTCGGCGCCACCGCGGATCCGGCGTAATCGGGGCTGGCTCGAAGCGCGACTCGTCTATGTCCTGTTCTACCTCCAGCCATCGGCCGGCCGCGACCTCCCCCAGGACCGGCATCAGATCTCCGGCGCGCTGTGCCGTTTCCTCCATCGCCCGCGCGAGATCATTGTCGATCCGCGCATGTCCGTTCGTCTGTGGCGTCTCAGGGCCTTCCGCGTTGACCAGCCAGTTGACCGTTGTCCCCAGGACGCCGGCAAGCTTGTGGAGGTTCTCCGAGCGAGGCGACTTGGATTTCCCGTTGAGGATGTTCGTCGCGAACGCGCTGCTGAGCTTCGCGTCGAGAGACGCTTGGCGAGCGCTCATTCCGAGGGCGTCGAGGCGCTGCTGCACGCGCTGAGGAAGGCCTGCCTGGGTCACGCGGTATTTTAACCGCACGGAACGCTGGCCCCGAGCTGTATGTTTACCGTTGACTCGCGCGGTAAACATACAGCATCGTTCGACTCGATGACGCTTCTTGATGCCCTGCTGGCGGTCTCTGGCCGATTTTGCGAGGCGCGCGGCCTGAGTGCCGCGCGGACCTCGACGCTGGTTTTCGGCGACGGAAAGGTCCTCACGCGGCTTGCCGAGGGCCGCGATCTCACCACGCGGCGGCTCGAGCTGGCGATGCAGTGGTTCTCGGACCACTGGCCCGAAGACAAGGCGACGTGGCCGCAGTCCGTCCCGCGCCCACCCAAGACGATCCCAACCGAGGGAGCTGCCGCCTGATGCCCTGGGCCATGCTCGACGGCGAGGAGAGTTACGCGGCGACGGTCGTCGCAGAGGCCATGAGGCGCCCCGACCCGGCCATTCGCCGGGCGCTCCTCCTGGAGGCGTACCTGTGCGCCTCGGGCCATGATCGGGACGCGGTGTTCGCCGTCGTCGTTGATCGGCTGTCCGCGCTGGAGGTGACGCCGGCAGGCGCCGCCCCCGCGCAGGAGACGGCCAACGCCGTCCTCCGCCAGGTGGAGGGCTAGGCCTTGGGCGCCTGGACGATCGCATCGATGGCGGCATGCGCTTCCCGAAAGAAGTCGCCGCCCTTGGAGATGGCCTTCTCGGCATCGGACAGGCGTGCGTGCGCGCGCTCGAAGACTTTGGTGCGGGCGCCGGGAAGGATGTCGTCCAGCACGTCGAGGATCGCCCGCCTGACCATGTCCTCGGCAGTCAATCGCGCCGGCGATCCGATCGGGGCAAAGTCGTCGCTCATTCTCAGCTCCATGGTGACTAGACACCTCCATGGTAGCCGGCCGGGTGAGGCTGTCGAGCTTCGCGCTCATGGCCTCACCCGCGCTTGGCCGATCTCGTCGACCGGGAGCGCGGCATGATGCGCAAGCTCTCGGCCTCCGAGCTCGTCTCCCAGCACCTGCCGGGGCTCTCGACCAACGGCGCCGCCATCACGGTGACGTTCGCCGATCGGGCTGTGTCGCAGGCGTTCTTCGACGCACTGCTGATGGACCGCCATGCCGGATACGTGCGGCGCGCCAACGAAACGGCCCCAAAGTCCGGGGAAGGCATCCCGCACGGCGCGACGCGGCTGATCCGCTCGATCGACCTCAAGGTCGGGCCGGAGCCGAGCCGCGCCGTGCTCGAACTGGTGGACGGCGAGCAACGCGCGCATCGCTTCTTCGTCACCGTCAGCGACCTGCAAGAGCTCGCGACGATCTCTCTCGTCGCGCGTCGACAGGGCGGCTTCGTTGCCCAGTTCAGCCCGTGCGAGGGGGAGTCCTCGATCGTCTATCGTGGCCCGCAGAACCAGGGCCGGACCGACCACCCACGTGCCGAGCCCCTTGATCAGTTCTTCAAGGGCGGCGCGATCGAGCGGCGTCTCTTCGACGTCGAGAGCAGCGTCAGGATCCAGCGTCGGCGCGTCAACGCGCTGATGGCCACCTACGTCGAGCGGGCACGGCTGCCAAATGGCCGTGTCCCCGCCAGCTGCTGCCAGCGCTGCGGCGCGCCGATCGGCTACCTCGGCCGCGCCTTCGAGGCGGTCGGCGTGGCGCACCATGTCTGCCGTGCCGAGCGGGAGAAGGCGTAGATGGCGACCGATCCCGTCCTCACCGCCGCGATCGGCGAGCTGGCCGACGCCGTCCTCTACGCCGCCGCCGGCCTCGCGGCGGTGATCCTGGTCATGGGCGCGGTGATCACCGTCGTGGCCTCCGGCGTCCTGCATCAGCTCCAGGACCTGAACGACCACGTCGCCAAGGTTCGGGACGAGGGCGTCGACATCAACGTCGACGCCGGAGCGATCGGCCGCTCGCCCTTCGACGCCGAGCAGCTCGTCCGGCTCTACGGCTTCATCCTCGGCCTCTGGCACAAGCGCACCAAGCTGAAGGGCGAGCAGATCCCGTCCACCGAGCGGGTGACGCTCGACCTCGCCGAGGCCGTGGGCATCGAACTGCCGACCCGCCAGGACGTCGTCGGCATCCGGCCGAACGGCACCACCGTCCAGACGTCGCTGCTGCCCTACGGCGCGGAGCCGATCCCCGCCGCCCTCGATCCGGAGACCGCGTAGATGCGCTCGCGCCCTATCAGAACCCTCGCCGATCGCGTGGCCGCGCTGGAAGACCAGATCGACGGTCTGGCCTCGTCGACGGAGGATAGATCGGACGGCAGCGATTGCCGCGACGAAGACATCCCCGAGCGCGATCCCGCCGATCAATCGGCGAAGATCTCGGCGAGGCCGGTCCGGGGTATGGGGGTGAGCGTGCGGTCTGATCTCACGAGCTTCGTCGGGCTTGAGATCATCGACTACGCGGGCAAGCCGCACCGCTTCCTCGTCGAGCCGGGTGATTTGGCGTTGCTCCTGCCGCCCCGGACGCAAGCGCTCGCGCCGTCCGCACCCACTGTGCCCGCCGTGGACCCGGACGAAGAGCTGACCCGGGCCCGAGCCCGGCTGACCAATGCCGAGGCCGAGCTGAAGGAGCGGGAGCTGCAGGCAAGGGCCCTCGTCCCGCCGCGCGAGGGTTACCTCCGCGCTGATAAGCTGACCGTCGGGTTTGACGAGAAGCGCGGCGTCACGACGCTCGCCGTCACGGCCCTGGGCTTTCACTCCGAGCTCGCGATCGGCATCGACCCGAGCCGGGTCCCCTGGCTGATCGAGAAGCTGGCCTGGGCCATGGGCCAAGCCAAATCGGACGAGGGCTGACATGCCCTCCCGCCGCAGCATCCTCGCCTTCTTCGGGCTCGGCCCAGTCGCCGCTCCGGTCGCGATCGCCGCGATCTCCGCGCCTGCGCCGGAGATCTTCGGCGCCGACGTCACGGCGGACGGTGTCGCGGTCGTGCGGGCCGGGGCGATCCGCGCGCACGGCTCGTGGGAGGATGTCCTTCGCGAGCAGGACGCCTTCTTCGCGCGCTGCGACGCCTGCAAGCTCGTGCTGCCCTGTGACCCGGTCGGAGACGCCTGATGCGCTCTCGACAGCTGGTCCCCGCCCGCGCATCTGTGTCCGTCCCTCGCGCTCAAGCCCAAGGCGCCGCCTCCCGTGTTCCTGCGTATCGCCGCGCTCCTGTTGGCCGTGCTCCTGCTGCTGGGCGCGCTGCCGGCGTTTCGGCGAGCGGACAGGGCCAGGGCAGAGGGGCGACCGCTCCTGACGCGGCTCTACGAGTCCACCCGGCCTTGGCTGGCGATCCTGGCCGCGGCCGCGATCGGCCTCTGGCTCCTGTCGAGCCGGTAGCCACAAAGATCCGGCCGCTCCCGGCCGCCCGAGGTTCGACCGGTGCTTGGGCAAGCGCCGGCCGGGCATGCCCCTTCGTGGGCGTTTCCTCCCTAGACTCCGCCGGGGCCTGCGGGCTCCGGCGCCTTTTGGGAGACGACAGAGCTACGCGCGATGGCGCGGCAAGAGCGGCCCGAGGCGACCAGGGCGACGGTGGGATGGTGGCGACGGCCCCATCGAGCCAGTCCGTTGAGAAGGTCGTGCCGGGGGCGACGGGCGATGGCGACGGCCTGACCTCGGCCTCCGGTCCCGGCGTCATGCCGGGCAGTAATTCGCCCGACTGGGCACCCGACAGCAGAAGGGCGGCCGCGTGATGCGAACCGCCCCTGCTCACCTCCACGCGCCTCTCAGCCTGCCAGCCCCGGCGCGTGCTCCTGACCATCGTTGCGTCAACCTCCTCGCGAGGGACGATCGATGACCGCCTCGCTCTTCCCGACCGGACCCATCGGCCGATCGCCCTCGATGACCAGATCATCGAGGAGGCCGATGAAACAGTCGCCCAGAAACTCCACCACAGCTGTGGTGGAAGACACGACAGGTGTGGGTGAAGAACGAACAGTTGTTGCGGAACGCCTGTCGGCGTTTCTCCGGCGCAAGCATCCCACCAAGACGGCGGACAACGTGGCTGCCGACACCGGGATCTTCCCGGCAACCATCGCGCGCTGGCTCGACCGCGGTTCCGCGCCGAGCCTCGAATCCCTGTCCCAGCTCGTCGGCGCGTACGGGTCCGAGGTGCTGTGTGTGATCCTCGACCATCCGCCGCCGGCCCTGATCGCGGCCGCGCGCCAGGAAGAGCGCGAACGCGTCGAGCGTGAGATCGCCCGGCTGCGCCAGCAGATCGACGGAGGCCGCCGATGAGGCTGGACGGCTACTTCGAGATCCTGCGCGCGTACCTGGCCGCCGGCCTTCGCCGCCTCCAAGGCTGGTCACTCTGGCTGCCGGAGCTCCTCGGCGTCCTGGCGAACCTCGCCGATCCGGCCATGCCGGAGAGCATTTGGCGCCCGCGCGAATGGCTGCCGCGTCTCTGGTCACGCGGCGGCCACGCCGACCTTCACCCGCCCGCCGGCGCTCCGGGCTCCCCGCCCGGCCGGCGCGATTCCTGAGGAGAGCATCGTGACCACAACCGTGCACGTCGAAGTGCCGAAAGACGTCGGCTGGACCGCCGAGGTGACGACTGTCGAACGGGAGACCGGGGGCCGTGTCCGCGCCGTCTGGTACAGCACCGTGAATCCGGGTGAGTCCCGATCCTTCTACGCGCACGAGTGCGCCTCCGTCTTCGTGGCAGAGGGCAAGGTCGGCGCCGATCGCGATGGCCATTCGAGCCTCGTCGGGATTTTCGCCTTCGCGCTCGGTGAGCCGGTCGGCCTCGTCGGCACCGACGAGCGCGGCACCGTCATCGCCCGAGCCGAGTACTCCGAGAGCTCGCGCAACTACCTCGTCCGGTACCGCGCCGCAGACGGTCGGCTGACCGAGGGCTGGTGGTCCGAGGCGGCGATCGCGGCGGCCAGCGCACCCGACGCGAATCCCGATCCGGCTGCCGACGCCGGCACCGAAGCCCCCGCCCCCCAAGCCTGAGGCCCGTCCATGCGCGCCCCGCTCGCAGTCCTCGCCCTCGTCCTTGCCAGCAGTTCGTCCGCGCTCGCGGCCGAGCCCCCGACCTTCCGCCTCTGCACCGGCTCCGAATCCGGCAACTACTTCCGCGCCGGCCACATGCTGAAGAGCAAGGCCGGAGGCCTGAAGATCGAGGTCGTGCCGACGCAGGGTTCGCTCGACAACCTGGACAAGCTCTCGGCCGGGCAGTGCGACGGCGCCTTCGTCCAGTCGGACGCGCTCCTGGTCTACTCGTCGAAGAACGCGGCCGCGCTCTCGACGATCGAGCGCGCCGGCGTGCTCTACCAGGAGCAGGTGCACCTCATCTGCAACCGCGGCGCGGGGATCTCCCGCATCACGGACCTGGGCAAGGCCAACACCGTCGCGGTGGGCCCGGACGGCTCAGGCGGCCGCACCACCTGGGACGCCTTCGCGCTCGCCGACAAGAAGCGCTTCGGGCCGGTGAACGTCGACACCCGCTCGGGCGTGCGCGCCCTGTCCGCCGTGGCCGACGGCAGTCAGGTGCAGTGCGCGCTCTGGGTCGGGGCGCTCAACGCGTCCTTCATCAAGAACGATGCGCAGGCGCAGGGCGACCGCGTCGTGCTGGTCCGCTCCGACGATCAGGAGATGGTGGGAGCGGCGAAGGATGCCCGGGGCCAGCCGGTCTACAGCTACGGCTCGATACCGGCTGGCACGTACCCGCGGGTCCAGCCGGGCGGCCTCGTGTTCGGCACCAAGGCCCTCGACACGATCGCGGTCGACGCGCTGTTCGTCACGGCGATCCCGTGGGTGAACGCCAACGAGCGCGCCTACGACGGTCTGCTGCGCGCCTTCACGGCCGCCAAGCCGCAGATCCAGGCGATCGCGCAGCCGCAGGACTGACGCCGTGGCTGCCCGCTCTCCCTCCCTCTGGGTCCTGATCGCCGCCGCCATCGCGACGGCGATCATGGTGCACCCGAGCTTCGCGGCGCTGCTCACCCTGCCGATACAGCTCGGGTTGCTCGTCGTCCTGCGCTGGACGGCGCGGCGGGAGGGGCGGCTCGAGGAGCGGTCACTGCATCCTTCAACGAAGCGGGGATTCGTCTGATGGCTGCCCTCGATCGGAATAGGCTCACCGAGCTGACGCCCTCGCTGTTGAGCATGTTCGGCAGCCGCGAGGCCGCGCTGGTCGAATACATCGGCCTCATGGGTGAGCTGAGCGGGCTCGCCGCCTCTGTCGATCTCGACGAAGGTGAGCGGCTGATCGCGCAGGGCTGCGAGCTCGTGCGGCAGGCGATCACACGCGCCGCCGCGCAGGGCTCTTCCGCGTCGTGACAACCTGGTGCGCCATACCGCGCGCCCTCCCCAGTCCAAGTCTGAGTTCGCAAGGGCGCGTGATGCGTGGTCCGAGGCCGTGGCTGTTGAGCGAGGTGGCGACCGCTGCCCGTCCGATTCTGGCCGTCGAGCGCGACGCTGCGAGGGCGAGAGAATTGGGCGGAACCCTTGTCAAAATTAGACAAGGGTCGAGGGCAACGGGTGCAACGGCAGCGCGATGGGGTAAGAGCCATCAGTGGCTCGACTGGCTGCTGAAGGTCAGCGACGCAGCCGTTGCAGATCCCATCCGGCTCGGCGCGGCGCTGAACTTCCTCGATGCCGGCGGCGCTCCGAACGTCGCATGGTCCTGCATCTCGTCGGCGCGCGATTCAGAGGCTACGATCACGCTGCCGGCGCTGAAGCGTCAGGGCCGGCAGCTGCTCACGGATGCTTGGAAGGGCCGTTGGAGCCTCGTCGACATCAACCTGGCGGCGCGCGCGCTCCTTGAGGCCCGGCTCGGCCACGCGCCTGTCATCGGCGGCACCTTCGACGCCGCTCAGCGGCGCGCGCTCGCCGACCTCGGCAAGCTCTGGGACGAGAGCGCCGACTTTCTGCTGCGCACCTTCGAGGTCTGCGAGGCCGCCGCGGTCGATCCGGACCGTTTCGGCTTCCTCGTCCCGGTCATGTGCAAGGCCGACAACCCGACAGCCGCCTGGAATCGCATGCGGGCGGTGGGCGACGAGCAACGCTGCCTGGAGCTGATCCCGTACGATGGATCCGTCCAGACTGCGGTGCTCGACCCGCCCTGGAAGGAAGTGAACGTGTCTGCGGCGGCCGGACACGCCTACGCGAAGATGTCGCTCGACGAGATCCGCGCACTGCCGTTGCAGCGGTGGACCTGGGAGGATTCCCACCTCTACCTGTGGTTCATCAACGGCGTCTGGGGCGACATCCCATCGATTGTTCAGGAGTGGGGCTTCGAGGTCAAAACAGTCCACACTTGGGTCAAAGAGGTCAGCGACCTCAGCCGCAACGATCCGAAGTTCAGCCTCGGACACGAGATGCGGAATACCACTGAGCATTTCGTCTTTGCTCGTCGTGGATCCAAGCTTCGCATGCCTCGGCGCTCCGCGACGTATTCAACGGCGACCCATCACCGTTGGCCGCTGGGCGCCAACAGTGAAAAGCCGGACGCCTTCTACGATCTCGTGAGGCAGTGCTCCTACGGACCGTTCGGGGAAGCGTTTCAGCGCAAGCCGCGCGAGGACTTCATCAACCTCTACCGGCAGGCCGAGCCGCCTCGGCTGGAGGCCGCCGAATGACGGCCGCCACGCCCCTCATGGCGATCGCCGCCCTCGAATCCGAAGCGCTGCATCGGCGCGCGCGACGCGGAGGCTTCGTCCCGCAGCTGGCGGCGCTCCATGCGTCCCGCTTTGCGGTGGCCGGCCTGCTGCTCGCCTTCATCTGGGCGGTCGGACGATGAGCGCGAATCCGAACCGCCGCGGGCTTCTGGGCCTGTTCGCCGCCGCGCCGATCGCGGCCGCCGCCAGCGTCCAGCCGGCCTCGGTGCTGGGCCGCGTCCGCATGATGGCGGCGGCCGGTCGCTTCGACGCGCTAGCGCCGGCGGCGCTGGGCCGGCTCGCCGATGGCACGCGAGGCGCAGGCCTGCCCGGGATTGGCGCCGCGCTCGAGCGCGCGCACCCGCTGGACGCGTCGACGCCGCCCGATCTCCTGGAGCTCGTCGCCGGCATCGGATCCGAGCCCGCGCGGATCGAGGCGCAGCTCACGGCCGAGGCCCGCGCGATCGCCGCGGTGGCGCTGGTCTATCCGCCCGAGATCGCGGCCTTCCGCTCGTTCGGGGCTCCGATGCGCTGCCGGCTCTACGCCGAGCTGCTGACGCGCGAATCCGTGCGCTTGGCCGCCGCGAGCGAACCGCCGCCGATGCCGCCGGCATCATCCGGACCGGACGCCTAGCGTGGCGCTCGGGAGCAGGCCGCGGAGCGGCCCCGACTCCCGCCAGACTCGGACTCCGAATCCGCTTCCGGCCCACGCGGGCCGCCCGACCGCGCACGCGCGGCAACCCTCCCGAGGTGATCCATGAGCACGCCCACGACACCGGTGCTGATGTCGAAAGCGAATCCGGACGGATGGAAGCTAGAGGAGCTGCTGGCGCAGCTGCGCCTGGAGCTGCACGCGAAGAACGACCGGATCGCCGACGACCCGCGACCGACCGCCAAGGCGGTGCGGGCGAACAACCTCGGCATGATCGACCTGCTGTCGGTCCTCGAGGGCCGCCAGCGGGACACGCTCGCCCGCCTAGACCGCTTGGCGCCCGACCAGGGTCCGGGCGGCACGCCGCGCCTCGGCGCCGGCGCGGCCGACGTGCCGGCGGCCTCTCTGCCGACGCCCAGCACGGGTGCCGCGCCGGCCCCGGCCGACGGGATCGAGCCCGCGAGCGCCGCCGCGGCGCCAGCCGCCGCCCAGCCGGCCGTCTGACGCGCGGAGCCGCCCAGCCATGAACCCGCAGCTCTGGCCCTTGCCCCGCGGTCCCCCGCGCCAGGACATCAGATCCTCGCGCGCCCTGCGTCAGGTCCCCGCCTCGTGCCCGACTGATGCCGCCCGGTCCGGACGAGATCCGGCCTTCCGCAGGTCCTGAGCTGCCGCCTCCAGACGCCGTCCTTTTCGGCGGAGGCCTGTGGCCCGGCCCGCGTTGCGAGCTTCTCACACCGCCCCGCCGACCCGACCGCCGTTCGCGAGCAGCGATTTCAGCGACGGGTATTCGCGTGCCCGGAGCCGGAAAGGCTTCGCGGCCGGCCAATGAAGCTTTGCCTGAACGAAGGCGCACCGCCCATGAGTATCGAGGCCATCCACTACGTCATGAAGACGGACATCCCGGACGGGATCGCGAAGCTCGTCGCCTTCGTGATCGCGGACTACGCGCACGCCGAGACTGGGCAGGCCTGGCCGAAGATCGAGACGCTGGCGCGCAAGTGCTCGCAGTCCGTCCGGACCGTCCAGCGCAAGATCCGCGTCCTGGAGGACCTCGGTATCCTGCGGGTCGAACAGCGCCACGCGGAGACCGGCCGGCAGCGGGAGAACCTGTTCGTCCTCTACCTGCCGGGCGTACCGCGGCCGGCGGCGAACGACCCGGCGCCGCCCCAATCGAGTGGCCGGCCGGATCGTGGGGAGGGTGACACACAGTCACCCATACCGCCGCCCGATCCAGTCACCCTCGGGGGTGTCACGCCAGTCACCCCCGAGGGTGACACTGCTGTCACCCCTAGAGGAATCCCCCAGAAGGAATCCCCCAGAAGGGAATCCCCCAGGAGAGAGACTCGGGACTCGGCGCTACCCCCCGCGTCCGCTGACACGGCCACGGCCCCCAAGGGGGCTCCCTCTCCCCGGGCGGTTTTGTGTCCCGATGGATTCGCGCCGGAGGGGCGCCACTACGCGGCCGCCGAGGCTCTCGGCTTCGACGCCGCCTTCGTCCGGCAGACCGCCGCCAGCATGCACCGCTGGTCGCACGCCAACGCGCACCGCCCGATCGCCCGGAAGGCCGACTGGGCGCTGGCCTTTGACAGCTTCCTCGACACCGCCCTCCGCGAGGCCGCCGAGCGCGCCGCCCGCGAGACCCGCCGCTCCGCCCCCGCATCCGCTTCGCCCCGCCGCTCCACGAACGGCGGACTCGCCCTCGTCGCCGAGATGATTGGATTGCCCCATGACCCTGCCGACCTCCTCGATGTCCTCGGCCTACAGTCGGGCCGTGCTCCCGCTGCTCCCGACGCGAGAGTCGGATCGCTTCATCGCGCAGTTCACGAACCGGCTGGAGGACACGCCGGGCTCCTTCCGGCGCAAGCGCCTGCCCGTCGCTTCGGCGCCTAACCGGGCGCAGCAGGACTGGCTGGAGCACCGGCGGGATGAGCTGCGGCGCGCCCTCGTGCCGACGCCGGGCCCGGAGGCGAACCGGGAGATCATGCTGCTGATCGCCAGCAAAGCGAACTTCGGCGCCGACGCGCAGGAGCTCACCACCAAGGTCGGCTTCTACGCCCAGGCGCTCGCCGGCGAGCCGACCTGGGCGATCGAGCGGGCCCGTCTCCGGTTCCGACAGCCCGGCTGGCGCTGCCTGTGGGACGGCAAGGGCTGCCCGTCCGACACCGATGTCGTTGCCGAGTGCCGGTACGAGACCCTGCCGCTCGAAACCGAGCTGGCGAGGGTCGAAGCGATCCTCGGCGCCGAGCTCTACGACACCGGCGCCACCGACGACGATCGGGCAAACGCCGTCGCCCACTGGGAGACGGTGAAGGCGGAGCTACGCGGCGAGGCCGTGATCACCGAGCAGACGGAGGAGGAGATCTCCGCCGAACGCGCGTCGATGGCGCGGGCGAACGACCGGTTCCGCGCGCGGGCCCGGGCCGAGGCCGCAGCGCAAGGCCGCGGCCAGGCCATGTGGGGCCGCCTCCCGATCAGCGACGAGCTCGCCCACAAGATCGGCCTGCGCGTGCCGATCCCCGCCGACCACGAAGAGGAGGTCCACTGAACCGACGCGCCCGGCCGGCGCAGACAGCCCGGCCTCACATCCCCACAGGAGTTCTCCAGTGTCCGACACCCAAGATGACATCCTCAGCCTCACCGCCGGCATCGTGGCGGCCTACGTCGGCCGACAGGCCGTGACCGCCGACGCGCTGCCCGGTCTGATGCGCACCGTCCGCGACGGCTTGGTCGCGCTCCAGGACCTGGAGCCGGCCGCGGCGACGGCCAAGCCCGAGGGCTTCCGCCTGACGGCCACCGAGATCCGCAGGTCGATCCGGAACGACAGCCTGATCAGCTTCCTCGACGGCAAGCCGTACAAGACGCTGAAGCGGCACCTGACGTCCCACGGCCTGACGCCGGACGGCTACCGCGCACGCTTCGGGCTGCCCGACGACTATCCCATGGTCGCCGCCGGTTACGCCGCGCGGCGGTCGGCCTTGGCGAAGGCGATCGGGCTGGGCGTGCCCGGCGCCCAAGCGGCGCGGCAGGCGGCGGAGTAGCGCGATGGTCGAGATCCGCACGGTGGCGATCTCGCGTTACGCCGGCATCCGCCTCGTCCCCGACCCGCACATGGTCGACGTGACAGAGGATTGGTCGGAGGTGCGATCCCCGTCCCGAGCCGCCCGGCGGCGGCGTGAGGGCCATCCCCAAAGGATCCGCTACCGCGAGCTCCCGAAGCCGGAGTTCTACCACCTGCCGGCTCAGAACATGATCGTCGCCCATCCGGCGGTGATCGACAGGCTGCACGCGCGCCTCGTGGCCGACATGGATCGCCGCCGGGAAAAGCAGATCATGGATGCTGTTCTGGGGCGTCCGGTCTGCTGAGAGCGCCGTTGAGAGGGGAGCTTAGGAGGGGAGCATGGACACCATCACGGGACAGACGCTCATCAGCTGGGACGTGAAGCCCGGCGCCCACTTCAAGGAGGCGATCGCCACGGCGAACCGGATGCAGAGCGAGGGCGCGGAGCAGCCGACGATCCTTGCCGCGATCCAAGCCCTCGTCCCGGTCACGATCCCGATGCGGGCCGCTCCCATCCCTTATGCTCGGGCCATCGAGGCGGAGACGGGCGCCGAGCGAGCGAACGTCGAGGCCGTGTTTCGGCACATGGACGAGCTGATGCGCGTGCCCACGATCCGCGCCGGCGCCGTGATGCCCGACGCGTGTCCTTCCGGATCGGCGCCGGGCACGATCCCCGTCGGCGGCGTGGTGGCCTGCGAGGACGCGATCCACCCGGGCTTCCACTCGGCCGACATCTGCTGCTCGGTGGCCATCACCGTGCTGCGCGCGGACTGTGACCTGACCGGACTGCTCGACGCCGTCCAGGCCGTGACGCACTTCGGACCTGGCGGCCGCCGCGATCCGGAGCGGATGCCGGCCTCTGTCGTCTCGGCGATCGATGGCAACGCCTTCCTCGCCGATTTGATGAGCAAGGCGGTTGGCGACTTCGGGAGCCAGGGCGACGGCAACCACTTCGCCTATGTCGGCCGCCTGCGATCATCCGGCTTGCCGGCACTCGTGACCCATCACGGCTCCCGAGGCTTGGGCGCCGGCCTCTACAAGAAGGGCATGACGGTCGCCCAGCGCTACACGGCGAAGGTCGCGCCAGAGGTTCCGCGGCACAACGCCTGGATCAAGGCGACCAGCCTCGACGGGGAGGGCTACTGGGAGGCGCTCCAGATCCTCCGCGACTGGACCCGCGAGAGCCACTACGTGATCCACGACCAGTCCCTGGCGCGGATCGGGGCCGCTGCCGGCGATCGCTTCTGGAACGAGCACAACTTCGTCTTCCGGCGCACCGACGGCCTGTTCTACCACGGCAAGGGCGCGACCCCGTCGTGGACCGGCTTCTCTTCGGAGGACACGGGCCGCACGCTGATCCCGCTCAACATGGCGGAGCCGGTGCTTATCACCGCGCACCGGGACCGGCCGGAGACGCTAGGCTTCGCGCCGCACGGGGCCGGTCGGAACCTATCCCGCACGGCCTACCTGCGCGACAACGCGCCGGCGTACCCGCCTGGCATCGACGTGCGGTTCTTCAGCGGACGCCCCGACCTCTCCGAGCTGCCCGGCGCGTACAAGGACGCCGCCGCGGTGCGCACCCAGATCGAGGCGTACGAACTCGCTACCGTGGTCGACGAGGTCCTGCCGTTCGGGTCGATCATGGCCGGCGACTGGGAGGCCGATGCGCCTTGGCGGAAAAGGCGTGCTGCGGCCGTTGAGCCGCAGGCCGACGCGCCGGGGTGATGCCCTCAGCCGTGACGATGCGCCGGTGTCCACCCCACCTCATTCGGCTCGGCCTTTACCGTCCGGGCGTATCCGGCCTTCCGATCATGCCGCCCAAGCACGTGTGGCTGACGCGGTGGGCCCGGGACATGCCGCGGCAGTTCCGACTGTCGCGGGCGCAGATCTATCAGCGCGACCGGAGGAAAACTTGTGACGAACGAACCTCATCTGACTACGACCGAAGGTAAGCCCTTCGGCGCCACATGGCTCATCACCGCAACCTGGGCGCATCCTGTCTGGAGCCAGTACGCGCTCGCGCTCTACGATCTGACGACGCCGACCGATCAGCCGGCAGTCATCCACCTCGACGGCGCCACGCACGAGTTCCTCCTGGTCGCCCTCGATCCGGCCCGTCCGGCCACGAGCGCCCAGTCCATGGTCGAGGGTGGGCAAGTTCAGGCGCTCAGTCCGCCGAACCACGGGTACCAGTTCAAGGCTGAGAGCGACGCCGCGGCGGTGTCACGTCTCCAGCAGATCGTCGACGAGATCGAAGCGCAGCGCCTGTCCCCCGACAGCGACTTCCGGGCCGCGTGGGATGCGATGTTCCGGGACGCGCATTCCCTGCGGAGATAGCCGGCGCGGATGGCAGACGGGAACTCCGCCATTTGGGGAAGGAACAGACACGATGACCGTGCCCGAGCTTGAGACGCTATTAAAGTCGCTCCTCAAAGGTGAGTTTTCATCGCTGACGATTAGCTTCAACGATAGTAACGCGCCGAATTACAGCACCGTCCAAAAACACGCCGAGGGTTGGCCCGATTGGGACAACCACACCGATTGGGTTTCGGACGAGGAACGCGCCAGGGCCATCGAAACGAATAGTTGGTGGAACGTGCACTGGTATCCCGACACGCCCGTTGGCTTTTGCTCTATCAGCGCCTCAACCCTGCCGGCGCTGATCGCGGGCCTTTGCGCATTGGGCGACGGCAAGTCGGTCGAATAGCGCGGAGGGGCAGGACCCATGCTGATGGATGGCCGGCTGCGCGCGGCAGTTCTGCGTACGACCCTGGATCTCTACGCGTATTGGCAGGGCCAGCTCGGGCGGCCGGTCGATACCACGGGTCTGCTGTCCGCCGGGCTGTCCGGCCGGCCTCTGACCGAGCGGGTCTTCAACGCGTTCCCAGCCTTCGCTGCGGCTGCGCGTGACGGCTTCTACGGCGCCCTTCACGTCACGATGGACGACGGCAACCTGGAAGACGACAGCGTGGAGGATGCCGTCCGGGAGGCGACGGCGCAGGGCAACGCGGTCGAGATCGCCCTGGCGCGAACCCTCCAGCCCATGAGCTACGCCGAGCGGGTGGCGCTGTATCTCAGCCTGTCGCCGTACGAGGAAGCTATGTTCGGGGGCAAATACGACCGGTGATTGCTTTGCCGCAACGGCCCGAGCGGCGCGAACATGGTAGGAACGGGTAGCGGCGCATTGGGCCGCGCCACCGCGTTCGATGCTCGCCCGCCCGGAAGGTCCAGATCCCCCTCGTGAGCCGTTCACCTGCACCGACGTCGAGGGCTGGCTGAAGGCTGCGTTCCGGGCGATGCCCTACACCCCGATCTACGCGCCACGCGGCAACACGCTTCGCAGCGCGATGCAGAACCAACCCAGCGCGACCTTCGACATCCTGGCCTTCACCGGCACAGTGTTGGGGGATCGGTCGGAGGAACGGAAGATCCTGCTGCTCTGGGCGCGGGCGCTCGCCACCGAGGGCGAGGTCGGCGGCTCGATCTCTGAGTACTGCGCAGCTCGGGGGTGGTATCGCAGCAAGTTCGACCGCAAGCGGATCCGCGCCTGCCAGAAGATCGCGGACGAGAAGAACCGCGTCGACGGCCGACGCTGATCTATGTTCGGCTGCGGCCCATCGAAAATGCCGCAGCGGTCAAGTTTCCTCTTGACGATGCGGAAACGGACGCCGGACCACAGGCGGGTTGCTGCTTCGTTTCGAACCGGCACAGCATTGGGGATCCACCGTGCCGGCACCGTCGCAGTCGCAGAGCACCACCCACGCCTTCGCGCCGGCTCGGCGCTCCTCACCCGGCCGCCACGTCGGCGGCATCCGTCAGAGCCGCGTCCACGCCCCGCCGATCGGCACGCGCCGTCCGGAGACGCCGAACAAGCGCGTCATGGACATCGAGGACGTGCTGCGCTGGGCTTTCGTCGACGAGCTGCCGAAGCGGCGCGAGGACGACGGCTCGTTCCGGATGCGCGAGTTCCCTTCGGTCTGCCCGATGTTCGCCATGGCCCAGCACGGCGGCCGGATCGAGAACTTCACCCGTGAGCCCGGCTTCCCGGCTGCCATGGGCGAGCCGCACCCGGACGCGCTGATCGTCGAGGCGGCCGTCCTGGGGCTCTCCCGCTTCGCTGATCACCAGTTCGACGGCGATCTCGGGCTCGCCCCGGACCTCCCGCCCGGGCAGGACCAGCAGGGGCCGATGGCGCGAGCGATGCAGCAGCTCGTCGAGGTCGTGCGGATCCGGGCCCGGCTGGGCGCGCGTCCCACCTTCGCCGCATCGCCTGAGCCGGCGGCAGTCGTGGACAAGCAAGGCCGTCCGCTGGTGATGATCCTGCGTTCCACGATGAAGGCGGACGACGAGGGGCGGCTGCGCCCGCACCTGGTAGAGGAGAAGGTCGGCGCCGAGGGCAAGGATCGGTACCCGCGCGGGGCCTACTGCATTCTGGAGTGGGACGATCCGAAGTCGATCCTGATCGAGCGGGCTGAGTACGCCGCTTGGTGGGCCGGGCTCGACCTGCTGGCGCATGAACTCTCCGGCAAGCTCGCGTCGATCGCCGTGCTGCCGCCGGCGGCCGCCCAGCGTCCGTGGACCGGCGAGACGGATGCGGCGAAGCCGAAGCGGATCCTCGACAACCCGTCGAGCCGCAAGCGCCTGCGCGAACAGCGCGTCGACCAAGTCGTGAACTACCTCCTGTCGCACCGCCGGAAGAGCAGCCCCCGCAAGCCGAAGGCGGCTCCGGCGACGCAGTCGGCGACCGCCTGAGCTTTACCGACGACAACGGGTCGGCTCTGGGCGGGCCGGCGCTCTGAGTTTGGCTTCGATAACAGGCTTGACTGCGGTCAGTCGCTTGACGCATATGGACAGCGCAGAATTTTAAGACGGCCCCGGCGGAACCCCGCACGGGGCCGTCGCCGTTTCGGGGCAGCCCGAACGAGATGGTGCGGCGGCGGGGAAAGTCGCAGACCCGCAGGAGTGGGCCCTCACGAGGCGTGGGAGGGCTGGCCGCCTTGATCCGGCAGGCTGGCGGGTGACGGTGCAGAGCGCCGGTGAACCGTCATGTACCGGGATCGGGGAGTTCGGCGCGGTGGAACGGCCTCAAGCCGGCGTTGCGCCCGGCCCGCATCTTCCCGGTCCGTTCCCAAATCGGACCATTCCTTGGTAGGGTCGCCCCGATGACGGATCCGCGGCCGTGACCGAACGCGACATCGTCGAGCGCCTCCATGGCCTCTGCCTCCTGGCGGACCGCCTGCGCGCGCCGGGCCACCGGCACACGCCGGAGGACTACGTCGCCGACCGTGACGAGATCCGCGACCACGCGCGGCGGTTCTACCGGGATCTGACCGGCAGCTGGCCCGGGCACGAGGCCGGCTCATCTGGTCCCGAGCGCAGGCCGCACCCGCCAGTCCCGGCGGCGGTCCTGCGCCACCGCGAGCGCACCAAGGCTGCCCGCGCCGCCCGCGCCTGACGCACGGCCCGACCCACAGACCCACGCCCCGCCCTAGCGCGGGGTTTTTCGTTGAGAGCCACGATGACGCTTCGCCAGCGATTGGCCACGGTCGCGATGTGCGACGCCGTGCTCGCCTGCTCGGCTTGCACGCCGAGCCTGCGCCGCCGCGCGGAACGTCTGCGCGCCCACGCCGCCCGGGACTACTCCCGGGTGAGCTACCTCGTGATCGTGGTGGCCTGACGTGACGTTCGAGGACACCACCCTGCGCGTCGGCGTCGCTGCCGATGCCAAAGGCTACTCCGCCTCCGAGCGCCTCGGCGCCGGTAAGCCGAGCGCCGGAGAAAAGCGTCGAGCCGGCCGCACGCGCCGGATGATCATGGACCTGCCGAAGGACGGCGCGGTCGTGATCGTCCATTCGCCCTCGGTCATCGGCATCTTCCGCGACCTCATCCGGTCTGTGCGGGGCAACGAGGTCGCCGACGCCACGCGCGTTGTGGCCGCCCCGACCGTCCTCGACGAGCTGGCGGTCGTGCGCCGCCTCAGCCTGCCCGTGTTCCGCGACCACTTCGTCGAGGAGCAGCGCGAGCACGCCCGCGGCGTCCTCCATGCCTGGAGGCAGTGATGTCCCGCCTCGCCGCGCGCCTCGCGCTCTTCTTCGGCCTGCGCGCCCGGCCGGCGCCGACGCCGGAGCTGCTGATCCACCGCGGTGAGCGCGAGTTCTGCGCCGGGACTGCCGCCTTGGGGACGGCGTCGAAGCCGGTAGCGAAGCTCTCCGCCGAGGAAGCGCACCGGTGCTTCGGCATCCGCATCGTCCCGGCGACGTCGGACGAGGCGTTCCGGCACTACACCACGCGCCGTGTGATCGCCGACGAGCTCGTAAGCGAGCGCTGACATGGACGCCGCGCCGCTACCCTTCATCGCGTGCGCTTTCGTGCTCCTGATCGCGATCGCCGGCCTCGACGCCCATCACGGCGGCCGCAGCGCCGAGCGCGCCATCCAGGACGTGCTCCTGATCGGCGCTCTGCACTTCGCGCTCGCGGCCTGCGTCCTGATCGCGGCCATCTGCATGGGACACGCGGCATGAACACCGTCGTCGCCTTCGCCATGCTCTGCTCGGCGGCGATCGCCGGCTCGGACTGCGACCGCGCCAACGCGCTCGACGTCCTCGAGCAGCCGTCCGCCTCGGTCGAGGCGTGCAAGCTGCTCGGCCAGGTCATGGCCGCCGAGGCCTTCGGAGATCCGCGCGCGGGTCGCTACGTGAAGGTCGGCTGCCGCCGCCAGAAGCGCTGATGTCGTCCAACCGCCGCGTCGCCTGGGGCGCCGCCTTCGCCAAGGCTCGAGGGGATCGCATGGTACGCCGTGAGATCCGCGAGGAGCGCCTGCGCGGTCAGCGCTGCTCAGTTCTCGATCTCTCCGCGTGGCGCGGCCAGTCCGGCCGCCGCTACGTCGTGGCGGTCTACACGCTGGCCCAGGCCCGCGCGGACGTCGACGCCCCCGGAGCGGTCCTGATCGGTGTGCGCCGCGGTGATGACGGGCTCGCCCGCATCGTCGGCGTCGGCTGGCGCGGGACGATGTCCGAGGCCGTCGAGCTCGCCGCGGCCGACGGCGCCACCGAGATGCACGCCCACCGCCTCGCCGACTCCGACGAGGACCGCGAAGCGATCGTCGAGGACCTGGTGGGTGACGATGCGCTCTGAGCCCCGCCCACACCTCGACCTCTGGTCGCTCGTCGCGATCTACGCGGCCGCGGCGACGATCGTCGTCGAGGCGAGCTACCAGCTGCCGATGGCCCTGCTCGACGAGTGGGGCCGGATCCTGCGGGACCGGTGATGTTCCGCGCCTGGTACCGCCGGTTCGCACTGGGCTTCGCCCGGGCGTTCGCCGCCTGATTTGACCGGGTTTTGATCCTGCCATCCGCAGGCCGAAACGGGCGATTTTCAAGGTCTTAAAAGACCTTGGAAATTTCGGGTCGTTGAGGGCGAAAAGCGTAGTAAAAACATGAGCTTGCAGGCGGTTTCGGGCTCGCGCCGCGTGGCCCGTCTGCGGGCACGGAATAAAGTCCAGGCAGAGGCGAAGGCCACGGCCTCGACCCGCGCGGTGATCTACACCCGGGTCAGCACGGACGAGCAGGTCACGGGCCACGGGCTCGAGGCGCAAGAGCGCGCGGTCCGCGCGTTCGCCGAGAGCCAGAGCTACGAGGTCGTCGGGATCGTCTCCGATCCGGGCGTCTCCGGCGCGGTTCGCCCCGCGGATCGCCCGGGGTTCGCGACGATCCTGCAGATGGCCGAGGCGCGCAGCTTCGAGATCCTGCTGGTCGCCAAGATCGACCGCCTGTCGCGCGATGTGCGGCACGCGCTGATGACGGTCTCCGATCTGGCCGAGTTGCACGGCGTGGCCTTCCGGTCCGTGACCGAGGCCGTGATCGACACGTCCAACTCGATCGGGCGGATGTTCTTCACCTTCTTCGCCGGCATGGCGGAGCAGGAGCGCTACCTGATCCGCGACCGCACCGCGGGCGGGCGCACCACCAAGGCTCGGAAGGGCGGCTTCGCCGGCGGCCAGGCGCCCTACGGCTATGAACGCGACCTGGAGGGCGGCCTCCGGATCGTCCCGGCCCAAGCGAAGGTCGTCCGCCGCATCTTCGAGGCCCGGAAGCGCAAGACGACGCTGAAGGCGATCGCCGAAGCGCTGAACGCCGACGGCATCCCGGCGCCGAAGGGCGGCCGCTGGTCCATCTCGACGGTCGCCTACGTGACCGACAACATGAAGTACCGCGGCGCCATCGAGTACCTGTTCCGCTGGAACGGGCAGGAAACCCACGTGCTCGCCGACGGCGACCATGAAGCCATCGTGAAGTCGCCATGACCTGTCCGAACTGCCCCGCCAGCCGCGCCGGTGCCTGCGGCCGCCAGGGCTGCCGCGAGCGCCTCGCGGAACTCCGCGTGGCGACCGTCGTCGGTCCCGCCCGGGACGAGATGCTGCAGGCCGCCCGCGCAGAGCTTGGCCTCTTTCGCCTCTTGCTGCCCGAGGATGACTTCGCCCCACAGCTCGCCCGCCTCGACCTCCAAGAGGGCGACATCGTCACGGTGCGCACCCGCTCCAAGCTCGACGCCGACAAGGCCAAGCGATGGCAGGACGGCTTGGAGAAGCTGATCCGCGCGCAGGGCTGGCGCGACGTCGGGGTGCTCATCCTCGATGACTGCACCGACCTGACGGTCGACCGGCCGACCACGCGCCCCGCGCAGCAGCGCCGGGAGTTTCCGCAACCGATGCAGGGCTGCTGATCATGCCGAAGGCAACGGACCAAGAGATCCTGGCAGCCTCGTACGCTCTCCGCGTGGCGCGCGCCGATCTCAATGTCGCGTTCGATGCCGAAATGGCGGCGGAGCGGGAACTCGTCGCCCGGCGTCAGGCCCGTGACGAGGCTCGGAGCGTCGCGGATCGGGCCCACCGCGAGTTCGATCGTCTGCTCGAGCTGCGCGATCATCCGTCCGAACAGGCATGACATGGCCGCGCAGACGCTGACGATCCTCGATCCGGTCTCGGGCGAGCTGAAGACGATCACGGTCGGGCGCTGATCCCATGCTGAAGCTCGACGCCAGCGAGTTCGGCCTCAAGGCCGAGGCCGTTGGCCGAGCTGCCCGGCAGGTGCCGTTCGTCGCCGCGGTCGCACTGACCAACGCGATGAAGGACGCACGGGAGGCCGAGCGCGAGACCATGCGGTCCGTGTTCGACCAGCCGTCGAGGTTCACGCTCAACAGCCTGATGGTCCGGCCGGCCACGAAGCAACGCCTCCAGGCAGAGCTCGGCTTCAAGGAAGGCAGCGGGTCGATCCCGGCCTGGAAGTTCCTCGGGCCTCAGGTCGCCGGCGGCACGCGCCGCCACAAGCGGTTCGAGGTCCTGCTGATCCGCAAGGGTCTGATGCTTGCGGGCGAGTTCGCGGTGCCCAGCACGCGCTGTCCGCGGGACGGCAACGGCAACGTGTCGGGCGCCTTCATCACCCGCATGCTCTCGGCGCTCGGGGCACAGTCGGACCGGTACCAGAACACCACGGCGCGCTCGAAGCGCCGCAACGTCGGGCGGAACGTCGAGTACATCGTCTTCCGCAACCACGGTAAGGCACCGGACGGGATCTACCTTCAGAAGGAGAAGTGGGCGGTGCCCATCTTCCTGTTCGTGAAGGGCGTCAGCTACTCCAAGCGCTTCCCCTACTACGAGAAGGCGGGCGCCGTGGTGCCGGCCGCGTACCGGAAGCACTTCCGGGCGGCCTGGGAGCGCTTCGTCGTCAACGACGTGCGCCGGAAGAGCTGACCGGACGGCGGCCGCCAGCGGCCCGCGAAGGCCACGGGAGGGCCATCCGGGCGCCCGAGGGGCGGGCCGGAGGGCCGAGGGGTGCCTCACCCCCCTCCCCGGCCAAATCCAGGGTCCTTCCGGGAGGGGGGTGCCGGTGAGGGGAATTCGGACCCCATCGGTTCACCCTCTAAGAAATTTTGAAAACAGGGGTTGTTGTTGATGTCCGGCGCCATCGACGGCCGGCTCGTGAACCGGGCTGACCTCGCCGGGATCTTCGGCGTCAGCGTCAACACGGTGACGAGCTGGATCGAGAAGGGCTGCCCCTACGTCGAGCGCGGCAGCAACGGCGTCGAGTGGCAGTTCGACACGGCCGCCGTGATCAACTGGCGGATCCAGCGCGCCGTCGAGAACGTGGCGGTCAACGCTGGCGATGACGGCCCGAAGGACAGCAGCAAGGCCCGGCGTGAGGACGCCGACTGTCGGCGGGCGGTTGCCAACGCGATCGTCGCCGAGATCAACGCCGACGAGGCGCTCAAGGCGGTCGTGTCCCGGCACGACGCCGTCGCCGACATGGCGACCTTCTGCCAGGTCCTCCGGACCGGGCTGTCGAACATGGCCTCCAAGGTCGCCGGACGAGCGGCCACGATGACCAACGCCTCCGAGATCGAGGTGATGGCGAAGGCCGAGATGAACCGAGCCTTCACGGCCGCCCGCGAGGAGATCGCGCAGCGGTGGTTTGCAGGACGCGACCCCGACGATGACGCTGGCGGAGCGGATCGGAAACCACCAGCGGGGTGAGTACTCGGCTGGGCGCGTCGCCGCGCGCATTGAGCTGGACCAGCTGTTCGACGAGGCGCTCGAATTCAAGCCGAAGCTGTCGGGGTCGGCCTGGGCCGAAGAATACGGCCGCATCCCGAAGAGCACCGGATCTGAGAGCGGGCCGGTGACCCTCTACGGGTACCAGCGCGGCCTTCTCGACGCGATGTGCGATCCGACCCTGCCGCTGGTCACCGTCCTGAAGGCGGCCCGCGTCGGCTACACGCGGCTCGCCACGCTGGCGATCGGCTACCACCTCCATCAGGATCCGACGCTCTGCGCCATCGCACAGCCGGTCGAGCAACACGCGGCGGAGTTCGGCGGAACCGAGATCGCGCCGATGCTGCGCGAGACCCCGGTGCTGTCGCGCATGCTGCGGCCGAACCGTAAGGGTGAGAAGCAGGACTCCGAGACTTTCTTCCAGCTCTCGAACGGGGCGCTCGTGCGCATCGTCGGGGCGGCCTCGGACGACGCGTTCCGGCGCTACTCCGCCCGGTTCATGTTCGCCGACGAGATCGACGGCGACGGATGGACGCCCGGCGCCAAGACGCAGGGCGACAAGCTCAAGCTATTCTGGACCCGCGGCGAGACCTTCTACAACCGCAAGCAGGTCCGGGGCTCGACGCCGACGCTCGAAGAGACGAGCCGGATCTGGAAGCTCTGGCTGGCCTCTGACCAGCGGCGCTACTTCGTGCCTTGCCCGCAATGCTCGGAGCACGCCGGGGCGCTCGCTGGCTGGCAGTACCTGGACTGGGGCGGCAAGGACACGCCGCACGGTCTGAAGTGGGACCTCAACGAGGATCGCTCGCTCAAGTCCGTCTGGTACCAGGGCACCTGCGGCTGCATCATCGACGAGGGCAGCAAGGCCTGGATGGACGGCCACGGCGAATGGCGGGCGACCGCGACGCCGAAGACGCCCGGGCACGCTGGCTTCCACCTCTGGACCGGCATGTCGCTCAACGCGAACGCCGCGTGGCCGGTGATCGTGCAAGAGTGGCTGGAGGCCCAGGACGATCCCTCGAACCTCGTCCAACCGTTCGTCAACCTGCGCCTTGGCCGGCCGTACCGGCAGACCTACGGCCAGGAGATCAAGCCGACGGCGTTCTTAGAGCGCTGTGAGGAATACGGTGCCGAGGTCCCGGACTTCGTCACTACCCTGACGCTGGGCGGCGACGTCCAGTCGGGCGCCAACGCCCGCATCGAGGGCGGTATCTGGGGCTGGGGCCCTGGCCTGGAGAGCGCCCTGATTGGCCACTTCGTCCTGATGGGCGATCCGGCCGAGCCGGGCGTCTGGCAGTCCCTTGACGCCCTGCTGAAGCGGACCTTCCGCAAGGCCGACGGCACCGAGCTGCGCGTGACCGCGGCCGCCATCGACTCCGGCGGTCACCACACGGCGGAAACCTACGCCTTCTGCACCGAGCGCCGGAAGCGCCGGGTGTGGGCGATCAAGGGCAAGTCCGAGGCGCGGGGCGCCCGCTCCAAGGTGTGGCCTCGGCTGGCGTCCACGAAGCTCGGCTCGTCTTGGTACATGATCGGCGGCAACGCCGCCCGCGACTTCGCCTACGGCTCGCTGCCGCTGGTCGATCCCGGCCCGCGCTACGTGCACTTTCCGGTGGTGCCGGCGCGCGGCTCCCGGCCGATCGACGCCGAATACTTCGAGCAGCTGACCCGCGAGAAGCTGGTCGTGCGGCGCCAGGGCTTCACCGAGTGGGACAAGCCAAAGGTCCCGCGCGAGGCCGGCGTGTGCTTCGTCTACGCCTACGTCGCGATGTGCGGGCTCCAGAGCGTGTCCCGCCGCTACGTGGCGCTGGGCAAGATGCCCAACGCGACCGAGCCTCCCGACACGGCCGTGGCCGTCGAGGAGCCCGACGAGGCGCTTCCGATTGCTGCGGCCGCTCCGGTCGTACCCGCAGCTCCGGCGCCCCGGCCCACACCGCCACCACCGCCGCCGGCACCCGCCGCGGCCACACCCCGGATCAGGCGTTCGTCATGGCTGTAGACCACACGGCGCAGATCGTGGCGATGGAAGCCGCGCTCGCGCAGGGCGTGATGAGCGTCAGCTACGAGGGGAAGTCCGCCTCGTATCGCTCCTTCAAGGAGATGATCCAGGTCATCGCCTACCTGAAGCGCCAGCAGGCCAAGGCCAGCGGCCAGGGCCGCGCCGTCGCCGGCGTGGCGGGCTTCTCCAACGGCTACCGGACCCGCGGGTCGGGCTACGGCGGATACTAGCATGGCCGCCCTCAGGAAGGCGGCCCCCGGGCCCGCGCCGCGCCCCGGGCGCGGCATCCCGGGCAAGATGGCCCGCAGCTACGATGCCGCCGCCTCGACGCGTCTGCGCGAGCCGTGGCTGACGCGGTTCGCTTCAGCGGACACCGAGATCTTCGGGAGCGCGCGCACGCTGCGCGACCGCTCCCGTTACCTCGTCCGGAACAACCCGTACGCGGCCAAGGCGGTCGCGTCGCTCGTATCGAACATCGTCGGTGAGGGCATCGTCCCTCGTCCGGTGACCGGCAATAAGGCGAAGGACAAGCGGATCCGCGAGGTCTTCGAGCGCTGGTCGTTCCGGTGCGACGCAGCCGGCCAACTCGACTTCTACGGCCTGCAGACGCTGCTCTGCCGCGAGATGATCGAGGGCGGCGAGGTCCTCGTCCGCAAACGCCTGCGCAAGAAGATCGGGACCGGCGACGTCCCGCTCGAGCTGCAGCTCCTCGAGGCCGACTTCCTCGACCCGGCCCGCAACGGGATGCTGACGCCCGGCACGATCGCAATCCAGGGCGTCGAGGTCGACATCAAGACCCGCAAGCGGTCGGCCTACTGGCTCTACCCGCAGCACCCGGGCAACCTGTGGATCAACACCGGCGAGCCGACCGTGTCGGCGCCGGTGCCGGCCGACGAGGTGCTGCACGTCTACGAGCTGCAGCGAACGCAGACGCGCGGCGTCCCCTGGGGCACGCCGGCGATCGAGAACCTGCAGCTGCTCGCCGATTACGAGCTCGCGGAGATCACCCGCAAGCGCACCGAGGCCTGCATCGCCGGCTTCGTCGTCGACGCCGAGGACGCGGAGGACGAGTCGATCGCGCCTCAGGTCCTCGCGGCCGACGGCTCGGTCTACGAGAAGTTCGAGCCGGGCATGATCGCCCGCCTGCGCGGCGGCAAGGACATCAAGTTCAACGCCCCGAACGCGGTCGGCGGCTACGGCGAGTACAAGGTCAGTCAGCTGCAGACGATCGCGGCCGGCTACCGCGTGCCCTACGAGCTCGTCTCCAACGACCTCTCGAAGGTCAACTTCAGCTCCATGCGCGGCGGCCTCGTCGAGTTCCGCCGCCTGCTGCGCACCATCCAGTGGCACATCCTGATCCAGCTGGCCCTCCAGCCGATCTGGGAGTGGTGGTGCGAGATCGCGTTCCTCGCCGGCGTGATCGACGAGCCCGTGATCCCCGTGCAGTGGGCGCCCCCGAAATTCGAGTGGGTCGACCCGATGGCGGACGCCCAGGCAGCCCAGCTCGCGATGCGTACCGGCATCCGCTCCTACCAGGACGTGGTGTCGGAGACCGGGCGCAACCCGGACGACGTGCTCGACGAGATCAACGACTGGAACACCAAGTGCGATGACCTCGGCATTGTCCTCGACTCCGACCCGCGCGTCACGAACGTCGCCGGCCTCCAGCAACCGGACCGGGAGATCAGCCCCGGGGACGAGCCGGAGCTCTCCCGCCCGAACCGGGCAGCGCTCGTCCGGCTCGAGCGACGACAACGTGGTGCGGCTGCCGCCCGTGCACCGGGACGCCAGCGTGCGCCCGGAAAGCTTCGACGCCAAGGCCAACACGGTCGAGATCGTCTGGAGCACGGGGTCGAGCGTACGCCGCTACTCGTGGTGGGACGGTGAGGAATACGACGAGGTCCTCTCGATGGAGCCGGGCGCGGTCCGGCTCGATCGCCTGAACGCGGGCGCGGCCTTCGTCGACACCCACGCGACCCACTGCCTCGACAACGTCATCGGCGCGGTGGTGCCCGGCACCGCCAAGATCGAGGATGGGCGCGGCATCGCGACGATCCTGCTCTCGGCAGCCCCCGGCGTCGCCGACACGGTGCAGAAGATCCGCGAGGGCGTGATCCGCAACATCTCGGTCGGGTACTGGCTGCACAAGGTGGTCAAGACCGAGGCCGACGACGGCAGCGTCGCCCGCCACGACGTCGTCGATTGGGAGCCGCTGGAGATCAGCGCCGTCCCCGTGCCGGCCGATGCCGGCTCACAGATCCGGTCCGCTGGGGGCGACGAGGGCGAGGCGATCGCCCGCTCCTCCTGCCTCATCGTGACCCGAACCCCGGCCTCCGGGCCGTCCCCGCAGAGCCGTGGAGACCAGTCCATGACCACCCGCAAGCCCGCCAAGCCGAAGTCCCAGCGCAACAAGACCCCGGCGGAGATCGAGGCCGAGAAGAAGCGGCAGGCCGAGGCCCGCCGCGCGGCCGCCGAGCGCGCCAAGCGCGACGAGGACGACGCCGAGGAGGACGAGTCCGAGCGCGACGAGGACGAGGACGAGGCGCGCGACGGCGACGAGGGCAAGAAGGACGACGACGCGGATGCCGACGACCAGCGCGACGGCGACGATGACGACGCCGACGACGAGGATCGTGACGGCGACGACGACGCGGACGAGTCCAAGAAGGACGACGAGCGCGCCGCCGGCGCCGCGGCCAAGCGGGCGGCCGAGGCCGCGGTGAAGGCCGAGCGCGTCCGCTCCGCCAAGATCACCGAGATGGCCGAGCGCGCCGGCCTGCCCAAGCTCGGGCGCAAGCATCTGGACCAGGGCACGTCGGTCAAGCGCTTCGGCGAGATCGTGCTCGAGCGAATGCTGAAAAAGCAGGAGGCCCGTGGCCACGAGACGCTCGCCGGCACCGGCGCCGAGGAGATCGGCCGCGACGCCGCCCGCTCCGGCTCGAAGGCCGCCTTCCAGCGCGAGGTCGAGGAGGGCGCGGCCTTCTTCCGGCGCCTCAGCGGCAAGCCCGATCCGAAGAAGAACTGATCCTGCCGGGCGCGCGGGTAACCGCGCGCTGCCCACCCCGTCGCGGCCGGCCTGAAGGCGGCCATCCAGAGGACCCGCCCGAATGACCGTCTTCTCGAACTTCCACCCGACCGCCCTCTACGCCGGCGACTTCCCGCGCGTCACGCGCTCGCTCGTGATCGCCTCGGGCGCCAATGCCCCCGGCGTGCCCCTGAAGCGCGGCACCCCGCTCGGGCGCGTCACCGCGACCGACAAGTACATCCCGAGCGTCAAGACCGCTTCGGACGGCTCCCAGGTTCCGACCCACGTCCTGACCTTCGACGTCGACGCCAGCGCGGCCGACGTGCGGGTGAAGGGCTACGAGACCGGCGAGTTCGCGGGCGAGGTCATGCCGATCGACGCCTCCTGGTCGATCCAGACGCTGGACGACGCCTTCCGCATCGCCGGCCGGAACATCTTCATCCGCTCCGTCGGCGCGGTCGCCTGACCGCACGCCGCTCCCCGCAACAATCCGGACTGACACAGGGCGCCTCGGGCGCCCTTCTCTTTTGGAGAACCGCCCGTGGCACTCGACAACAGCTCCGTCTACTCCACCGCGTTCCTGCTCGGCGCCTACGGCGTCATCGACCGCCCGAACCCGTTCCTGTGGAACCTCGCGTTCGGCATGGAGCAGCAGTTCGAGACGGAGGAGGTCTACTTCGACAAGGTCGAGCGCGCCCGCCGCCTCGCCCCGCTCGTCCATCCCGGCGACGTCGGCCAGCCCGAGCGCCTGCGCGGCTTCAACGCCGCGAGCCTCGTGCCCGGCTACGTGAAGCCCAAGCACGTGATCGAGCCGAACCGCATGCTGCGGCGCCGGCCCGGCGAGCGCCTGCTCGGCGAGTTCTCCCCCGAGGAGCGCCGCGCCATGATCGTCATGGATACGCTCAAGATCCAGGACGACCAGATCACCCGCCGCGAGGAGCTGATGGCCTGTCAGCTCATCCAGACCGGCGGCTTGGTCCTCTCCGGACCGAACTACCCGCAGCGCACCGCGGTCGACCTGCAGCGCAATCCCAACCACACCGTCGCGCTGACCGGCGGCGCGCGCTGGGGTGAGACCGGCGTCGACGCGCTGGACTTCCTGCGCACGTCCGCCGCCACGGTGCAGAAGAACTCGGGCTTCCACCCGAGCGTGGTGGTGCTGGATCCGCTCGCCGGCAACCTGCTGGTGAAGTCGCCCGGCATCCAGCAGATCATGAACTCGTTCCGCCAGACCAAGGGCAACGTCGACCTCGGCGGTGTCGTGGTCGGCGGCGTCGGCCGCGAGGCGAAGTACCTCGGAGACACCGGCGAATTCGAGTTCTGGGTCTACCAGCAGTACTTCACCGACGATCAGGGCAACGTCACCCAGTTCATGCCGGACTACACCTGCATGATGCTGGATCCGGTCGGCGCGCAGGGCACCCGCCTCTACGGCGCCATCCAGGACGTGCGCGCGCTGCGCGCCATGCCGCGCTTCCCGAAGAACTGGATCAGCGAGGACCCGTCCGCGGAGTACCTCATGACCCAATCGGCGCCGCTGCCGGTCCTGGGCTGGGTCGACGCGACCTTCTGCGCGACCGTCCGCTGATCCCGCCGGCGCCGCTCCGGCGGCGCCTCTGGCTCCCGCTGAGGTGAGGCCCGGTGCTCATGTCCAAGAAGACCATCGTCACCAAGATCGCCCTCGGCGTCGAGGATCCGGACCACGACGTCGCCGAGGTGCGCGACACCACCGGCACCGTGCTCGTGCCCGCCTCGCGCGGGATCGCGCACAAGAAGGCCGGCGAGGCCGTGACCCTCGACGCCGACGAGGCCGACCGGATCCTTGCCCGCTTCGGTGGCGAGGTCCTGGAGGAGATCTCGGACGAGGAGCCCGCCATCGACGCCAAGCCCGCCGGCAAGTCCGCCGCGAGGACGGCCGCCACGTGATCGACCTCGCCGCCCTAGCGCTCGGTCCCGGCATCGCCGCGTTTGGGCGGCCGGTCACGGTGACGCCGCCGGCCTCGACGCCGGTCCGCCCGCCGTTCGACGCCACCGGCGTCTGGACGGTGCGGAACACGAACGTCGGTCTGGAAGCCGAGCAGAGCCTGAACACCACGGTGCTCACGCTCGGGATCCGCCTCTCGGACTGGACGTACGAGCCCGAGCAGTTCGCCCTCGTGCGCATGCCCGCCGCCGGCTTCTACCCGGACGAGGGCACGCTCTGGATCGACGACATCGATCCGGACGGCCAGGGCGGCGCGACCCTGACCCTGAAGCGCGGGTACCCGCCGGAGCTGTGATGCCGTCACCATCGACGCAGATCCGCGACGCGATCGTCGCGCGTCTCACGGGTCAGACCTGGCTGCCGGTCAAGGCCATCCGAAAGCAGCCGCGGCCGCAGATCCAGCCCGCGAACCTGCCCGCGCTCCTGGTGATCCTCGTCGACGAGACGGAGACGCCGGAGGACGAGGCCAACATCGGACCGACGCGCTTCATCAGCGAGGTGACCGTCGGTATCTCGGTGGTGATCGGCCATCAGCCTCCCGAGCAGCTAGACGCCGACCTCGACGACATCGTCGACCGGATCCGCTCGCATCTGCTGACCGATCCCACGTTCGTTCGCGGCGTCGATCGGTCGAAGGACGAGGACGATCCGGAGCGCTATCCGCTGTTCGAGGCGGTGAGCAAGGTCCGCCGCGGCCGCGTCTTCCCGCAGGACGGGGAGACGTATTTCGCCGAAGGCCGGCTGGAGATCACCTTCCTGGCCCGCACGAACTACGAGCCGGTGATCCCGGATCTGCTCGAGCACGTCGTCATCACCGCCCGCCCGGCCAGCGCCGGCCCGGGCACGCCCCCGATCGGGCTCACGATCGACCTCCCCACGACCTGAGCCGGCCCGCGCCGCTCCCAATCCGAGGACATCGCCATGGCCGGATCAGCCACGGTCGCCGTCAGGGCGACCGAGGAGCGCTACCGCGCGCTCAAGCACATGCCGTCGCAGACCGGCTTCGAGGCGGACGGCACCGCCCGCTGGCCGGCCGACCAGTTCACGTTCCGGCTCCGGGACGAGGGCGCCATCGAGCTCCTGGAGGAGCTGCACGACGCCGGCGGCCCCGCCGCCGCACCGTCCTCCGCCCAGCCCGCCACCCGCGCGAGCGCCGCCGCGCCCGCCGCCGCTTCGCAGGAGTAAGCCGCGATGGGCCTCACCCGCATTCCGCCGACCTACAAGATCCCGGGCGCCAACACCGAGTTCGATCCCTCCCAGGCCGGCACGCCGACCGCGCTGAAGTGGATCCTGCTCGTCGGGCACCTGATTTCGGCCGGCTCGGCCCCGCCGAACCAAGTCATCGCCTGCGGGACCAGCCCCGACGCCGACGCCCTGTTCGGCCCTGGCTCGATGCTCGCGCGCATGTTCAAGACGACCTTCAAGGGCGTCACGAGCTTGCCGATCTACTGCCTGCCAGTGCCGGAGCCGGCCGCCGGCGTCGCCGCAACCGGCGCCATCACCGTGACGGCTGCCCCGACCGTCGCGGGCACCTATCCGCTCTACATCGCGGGCCAGCTCGTGCCGATCGCCATCGTCTCGGCGGACACCACGGCGACGGTGGCCACCAAGATCGCAGCCGCGATCACCGCGACCCCGGACCTGCCGGTCACCGCCTCCGCGGCGGCCGCCGTCGTCACCCTGACGGCCAAGTGGAAGGGCCTGACCGGCAACGACATCAACGTGCAGGACTGCTACCTCGGCCGCTACGGCGGCGAGCAGCTGCCCGCCGGCCTCGCCGTCACCTATCCGACCGGCAATCAGCTCTCGGGCGGCACCGGCACGCCCGACTTCACCTCGGCGATCGCGAACCTCGGCGACGCGCCCTACAAGTTCGCGGGCCTGCCGTTCAGCGACTCCGGCTCCTACGCGGTCTGGGGCGGCGAGTACGGCTTCGCCGACGGCGGCCGCTGGGGGCCGTACCGCCAGAGCTACGGCCAGATCTTCTCGGCCCGCCGCGGCGCCTACGCCGATCAGGCGACCTGGGGCCCGTCCAACAACTCGCCCGTCATCTCGACGATGCCGTTCGAGCCGCAGAGCCCGTCGCCGGTCTGGGAGTGGGCCGCCGCCTACACCGCCGCCGCCGCGTTCTCGATCAACGCCTACGCGGCCCAGCCGCTGCAGACGCTGCCGCTCTACGGCATCCTGCCGGCGCAGAAGGGCTACCGCTGGAACAAGACCCAGCTCAACGCCCTCGCGCAGGTCGGCCTCGCGATCCAGGGGACCGACCTCTACGGCGGCACCACCAACGTGCCGGTGATCCTGCGCGAGCAGACCCAGTACCAGGTGAACAGCTACGGCCAGGCCGACAACGCCTACGAGCTGGTGACCACGCTCGCCACTCTCGACGAGCGCTACACCCGCCTGCGGCAGGCGATCACCAGCAAGTTCCCGCGTTGCGCGCTCGCCGACGACGGCACCAAGTTCGCCGCCGGGCTGCCGATCGTCACGCCGTCCTCGATCAAGGCCGAGCTAATCGCCGAGTATCGGGGCATGGAATACGACGGCCTCGTCGAGAACGCGGCCCTCTACATCCAGAACCTCGTCGTGCGCCGCGCCACCGAGGCGAACACGATCGAGATCCTGGACCCGCCGGATGTGATCAATCAGCTGCGCCGGATGAACATCCTTGCGCAGTTCCGGCTCCAGTACCCGTTCAGTTCGTCCAGCAACTGACCGTCCTCGCCCCTGACCGCAACCTGACCCGCCCCTGAGGCGGGTTTTTCTTTGGAGAACCGGCCATGGGCCAGAGGATCGCCGGCATCGCCTACGTCAAGGTGAACGGTAGGCAGTACGGGCTGCGCGGCTCGTTCGTCGTGTCGCCCTCGCTGACGAAGCGCGAGGGGGTGGCCGGCCAGGACAGCGTCCACGGCTTCATCGAGACGCCGCGCGTGCCCTTCATCAAGGGCGACCTGTCGACCATGGACGGGCTCACCATCGCCGAGCTCGACGCGATGGTGGACGAGACGGTCACTGCCTCGCTCGCCAACGGCAAGACCTACGTGCTCGCCGGTGCCTGGACCGAGTCCGCGCACGAGATCGACACCGGCGCCGGCAAGGTGGCGGTGACCTGGATGGGCCTCACCTGCGACGAGTTCTGATCATGAGCGACAGCACCGCGCCCGCGCGCGATCCGCGCGAGATCTCCTGGCCGCTGGAGTTCCCGCTCAGCAAGCCGATCGTTGTCGGCCAGAACACCGTGCAGTTCCTGAGCCTGCGCGAGCCCACCGGTGAGGAGGTCCTGAAGTTCGGCCTCCTGGAGGGGCTGTCGGCCGACCAGTTCTTCCCGCTGGTGGCCGACCTCTCCGCGACGCCCCCGCCGGTGCTGATGAAGATCGGCGCGCGTGACGTCCTGCAGTTGGGGACCATCCTCAGCCGTTTTTTCGTGTGGGCGGCCCTGCCGCCGGTGCCGTCGACGACTGCCTCCGCCTAGGCCTCGCGTTCCACGCGTGGCCGTTCCGCGATCCGCCCGGCGCCATGCCGCCGGCGATCGTGGCCCGCCTGATGGCCCGCACCCTGGCGCTGATGCCGCGCCCCGCTCCACGCGAGGACGAGGATGGCTGACGACAAGCTCAGGATCGTCGCCACCGTCGAGGATCAGTTCACCGGCCCGCTGTCCAAGCTCGAAAAGGGCCTGAAGCACGTCGGCGAGGAGACGGCTAAGCAGGGCGCGACCTGGAAGAAGGATTGGGCCGGCGTCCGGGAGGAGGTCGGCAAGTTCCAGGGCGTCCTGCGCGGCTTCGATCCGATCTTCGCGGCCGTCGGCGTGACGGGCTTCGGCGCGGCCATGTCGCTCACCGGCATGGTCACTGCGCTCAAGGGCTTCTCGGGGCAGACCCGCGACCTGAGCCAGATGGGCCGCCAGATCGGGATGACGGTCGACCAGCTGCGCACGCTGGGCTCGCTCGGCGAGAAATTCGGCGTGTCGGCCGACGCGATGCGCGGCGCGATCGGCCAGTTCGCGACCAACATGGTCGACCTGCGCCAGCGCTGGGGCCAGGTCTACGGGGAACTCAAAAACATGAACCTCGGCAGCCTGGCCGAGGACCTCGTGAACGCGCCGAGCATGGAGGCTGCCGTCGAGACGGCGATGAAGGCCCTCCAGAACATCCCGGACTCGATGAAGGCGGCGCGGGTCTCCACGCTGATCTTCGGCACGCCGGACATGGCGACGATCTCCCGGAACATCACGGGCAAGATCAGCGACGCGCTCAAGCAGACGCAGGCCGATATCGGCCACCTCGACAAGGAGACCGAGGAAGCCGCGCGGCGCTTCGAGGAGCACTTCAGCCGGATCGGCCGTGCAGCCGAGAAGGCGAAGCTCAACCTCCTGGGCCCCGCCCTCCGGAACGTCGCCGGCGCCCTCGACCAGATGGATGCCGCCGCGGCGGATCCCGAAGGCGAGCAGCTCAAGCGGCTGAAAGAGAGCCGGCAGAGTGCAGACACCGCGGTGAAGGCCGCGCCCTACGGCACCGGCTGGTACTTTGAGCGGCAGCGCGACAGCCTGGATCAGGAGATCGCGCGCCTGGAGAAGCGTCGCGCCGCGCCAGCGGCCACGGCCGTCGAGGACAAGCTCGGATCGGCCAAGGCGGAGCTCGACTATTACCAGAACCGCCGCCTCACGAAGGATCCGGGTCGCGAGAAGGAACTGGCCGAGGAGATCCGCCGCCTGACCGAGGAGCTGCGGCGCCTGCGGGAGAACGGTTCGGGGACCCCCACCGTCCAGCAGCAGAGCTTCAGCGGCAGCAACAGCGGCGGTGGTTCGCTGATCCAGAAGGCGGCCTGGGGCGGCTTCGGCTCGTCCGGGGGGGCGGCGATCCCGTCGTATGGCGCCCCTGGCGGCGGCGATGGAGGTGGGAATGGTGGGGCCGGCGGCGGATCGCGCTCGCGCTCCGACGGTGGGTCTGGCTTCGGTGGCAGATCCGGCTCGGGCGGCGGATCGCCGGACGGCAGCGATCGAGCGGTTGTCACGCCCCGCGGATCCGGGCGCGGGAACCCGCGGGGCGCCCGCACCGGCGAGATGATGCGCTACGCGATGGACCAGCTCCGTCGCGAGGGCGTGCCGGAGGGCCAGCTCCGCCAGGCGGCGGCGCACCTCGTCGGCCAGGCCCACATGGAGTCGGGCCTGGATCCCAACAAGATCCACGATGGCGGGACCGGCTACGGCATCTACGGGGCCCGGGACCCGAAGGGCTGGGGCACCTATCGCGGCGCACGCCGCAGCGACATGGTGCGGTGGCTCGAGGCGAACGGCTACGCGCGCAACTCGGCCGAAGGGCAGATGCGCGAGATGGTCCACCAGGCCATGTCCGGGAAGTACCCGCGCACCAAGGCTATCCTGATGGGTCGCGGGACCGGCGACGTCGAGGCCGACACCAACGCGATCACCAAGGAGTTCGAGTCGCCGGCGGTCATCAACCGGCGCTCCGGCGCCGTCCGGAACGCCCTGCGCATCGGCCCCGACGAACCGAGTGCCAGCATTGACCCCAGCAAGGGCGGCCCCCTCGCGGACAAGGCCGGCCCCCTGAAGCCCACCGTCGACGATCCCGACCTGTTCCCCAACGGTGCCCCGCGGGTGCTAAAGCCTAACTCCATGAAGGACGCGCCCGGCGTCACGATGGAGGAAGCTGAGCGTCGACGCGAGGCGGCGAAGTCCGCGGCGCGTCGCCCCGAGGTCCTGGCCGATCCAACCGACGAGCGCCGGCAGGCCGGGAAGCCCTTCTACTCCGAGGAGGACGATCAGCGCGCGGCTCGCGATCTCGGCATCGCGCTGCGCGCGCGGCGCGCGAAGGCCGACGCACCCGCACCGAAGGAGAAGGTCGGCGACGCGCTGATGGACCGCTTCTACGGCAAGGGCGCGGCCAGCGCCGGGCAGGCGATGCAGATGCCGGGCGGGGTCGCAAGCGGGCGGCAAGGGCTCGCTGCACATCAAGGTCGATGGGCCGCCCGGGACGAAAGTGAAGGCCGATATGAGCGACTTGTTCGGGGAGACAAAGGTCTCCCACGGCAAGTCGCAAATGAGCATGGCGCAGGCATAGCGCTCACTTGAGGGGCGCGACTTGCGTGCCCCCATCCATCGCTCGGATCTTGTTCAGGTCATCAAGATCTTTCGCGGACTTGATGGTGAGAAGGCCTGTAGAGCGGTATTTATCGAGCAATGATTGGCACATCGTCTCGGCCCCGACAGCTTTGAGCCCATCATCGAGCTGCCGATCGTGCTGGCGCAGGTACGGTTGTAGCGGCCCGTCGGGGTTGAAGGGGTTGATCAACCCGCTTCGGTCCATGAACCGCTGCGTAGCCGGATAATCCACGCGCAACGCCGGGCAGTTCCCGCCGATCCAGCGGATGTCGCTCGCCAGCCTGAGCGCCTCCGATTGGGGCATCTGTGCCGTGGCGCTGCCAACGGCCAGCGTGAGCGAGCCCAGGACGATGAAGATCGGGGTGTGGCGCATCCGGTCAGCCTAACTTCGCCGAACAGGTTGTCGAGGCGCTCTGCATGTCCTGGCGTGACGATTACCGCCCCGCCTCGTTCCGGGGTGTGCCGTTCCACGTGGCGGCCAATTCTCGGACCAACGGGCGGCGCGGTTTCACGTACGAGTTCGCGAAGGGCGATCGGTCGCTCGACGAGGACCTGGGCAAGCGCGTCACACGCGTCGCGGTGTCCGGCTACGTCATTGGCGACGATTACGACCTGCAGGCCGATGCGCTGGAAGCCGCGCTCAACCGCGAGGGCGGCGGAACGCTCATCCTGCCGACCCTCGGGCGCATGTTCATGCGCTGCGAGTTCGGCCCGCGCGCCGAGCGCAAGGAAGAGGGCGGCATCGCCTATTTCGAGATGGCCTTCGTCGACGCCAGCGGTGGAGGCGTGACGCGGTTCGGCGAGAACACGCAGGCGGCTTCGGCCGCCTCTGCGGTGCAGCTGGCAGATGCCTCCGAGCTCTCCGCCGGCACCGACGACGACTGGAGTTAGAACCGGATGACCTCCGCCCAGCGCCGCGTCGCCGTCGCGGCGCTGAAGGCCGTCCTCGATGCGCTGCTCGCCTCCGGCGTCGACGCCACGAGCCAGGACGGCGCCACGCTTCGGCAGCTCTGCGGCGGGCTCTCGGCCGATGCCATCGGCCAGGTCCAGGGCGGCACCTTCGGGACGCCGCTGCGTGCGTGCTTCGCCGCCGCCACCGCGGCCGGCGCCACCTTCGCGGGCATGGATCAGGTTCGGCAGCAGGCGCAGAGCGTCACGGCGCCCGACCTCCCCGTACAGCGCGTCGCCCAGACCGCAGCCCGCTTCGCGCTGGTGGAGATGGCCCGGATCGTCGCGGCCACGACGTTCACGAGCCGCCAGGACGTCGACGCGACGCTCGCGCGCGTCAACGCGGCCTTCGCCCCGGCCGAAGACTTCGCAGCCGCGCAGTTCAACGCCGTGGTCTGGCGCGCGCTCGTCGCGTCCCACGCCGACGTCGTGCGCGACCTCAAGGCCCGGGCCCGGCCGCTCCCGCGGATCGTGTCCTATGCCTTCGGCACACGCATGCCGCTCCTGACGCTCGCCAACCGCCTGTTCGGCGATGCGAGCCGTGCCGAGCAGCTGCTCGCGGAGAACTGCGACACGGTCCATCCCCTGTTCATGCCGCCCACCGGTCGCACGCTGTCTGCCTGACCATGCCCAGCCCCGATCTCTACTGCGAGGTCCGCACCACCGGCGGCACCTTCCGCGACTGGCTGACCGTGCAGGTCACCCAGGATATCGAGACGCGGTGGATGCGTCGGTTTGCGCTCACCTGCACGGAGGTGAGCGGCAAATTCCAGCAGCGCCTGTTTCCGGGCAAGCGCATCGACATCGCGATGGCCGGGCAGGTCGTCATCCAGGGCGGCTTCATCGAGCGGCGTCAGGCGGCCTTCGACGCCAATCGCCACGGTGTGCAGATCTCGGGTTTCAGCGCGGCCGGTCCACTCACGAAAGTCTCGGCCGACGCCGGCACCGGCCAGTTTCGCGGCTACCCGATCGACGCGATCGCCAACCGGCTGCTGAAGCCCCACGGGCTCAAGTTCAAGGTCCAGAACGGGCCGGACGGCTGGAACACGCCGTTTCCGAACGTCGTCATCCACGACGGGGAAACACCCTTCGACGCCATCTCGCGGCTGTGCCGTCAGCGCGGGCTGTGGCTGTGGGCCGAGGCGAACGGAGATCTCGTCGCCGGCTCGAAGACGGATAGCAACGGAGGCGGCCTGGTCTTCAGCGAAGGGCGCAACATCCTCTCGGGCAACTGCACCTCGGAGATGTCGCTCGCCGATGCCATCAAGGGCAACGCGCAGCAGCCGGGCTCGGACAGCCTGTTCGGACGCAAGGCCGCAGAGATCTCCGCGCAGTCCAAGCTCTCGGATGGCATCCCGGGCCTGACGCGCAACGTCCTCGCCGAGATGCCGCTCTCACAGAAGGAGCTGCAGCTGCGCACCAACATGGAGGCGCAGGCGATCGAGGCGTCCCGGCTGCAGGTGAGCCTCGCCTACCAGGGCTGGCTCAACCCGGCCGGCAAGCTCTGGGACCTGTCGGAATTCGTGACAGTCGAGTCCGAGATCCTGTTTCCGACCGAGACGGCGAAGATGGACCTCAAGGTCTGGGGCTACGCCTATACCCAGACGCCGGAGGGGCAGACCACCTCGATGGTCGAGCTGCGCAACAAGGCCGCCTGGAACGTCCAGCACCCCGACGCGACCACTTCGGACGGGTTCTTCGGCGCGAACCCGACGCCGGCCCAGCCCGAGGCTTCGACATGACCACGCTGCGCTCGGACGCCGACGATGCCGCGCGGCGCGCGTACCTCGGCGTCGGTCGCGGGACCCTCGTCGAGGTAGACGACTCGACCAAGATGCAGGAGGTGACGGTCCGGGCCCGGTTCGGACGGATGCTCACCAACGTCGAGCACTGGCATCCGTACGGCTTCACCAGCGTTCCGCTGAAGCCTGACGATCAGGAGCAAAGGCAGGCCGAGGTCCTGATCACCTACCTCGGCGGCAGCCTGGATCATCCGGTCGTCGTCGGCATCGGAGACCGCCGCCACCGCCCGAAGAACCTCAAGGCCGGCGAGAGCTCGCACCACGACGATCAGCGCCAGCACACGCACCTGACCCGGGATGGCGTCAACCAGACCGGCAAGAAGGTCACGATCACGGGTGGAGACGACGGCTCGGGCCGGGCCGTCAAACCCGCCACCGACAATTTCGAGCTCAACGAGCAGCTGAAGGGGCTCGCCGCCCGCCTGTCGCAGGTCGAGGACTCGCACCACGCCCTCTTCGACGTGGTGTCCAAGTTCCGCCAGAACGCGGAGCAGGTCGTCCCGGCTCTCGTCCCGGTCAACGCCGCCACCCAGGTCACGAACGCCCTCAGCGGCGCGCCGACGGGCCTGGACGCCATGAAGGCGCTCGCGGAGGGCAAGCTCACCGGCTACCTCCAGAATGCCCTGCAGCGCGGCCTGAAGGCCTTCCTGGATCCGGGCCGGCTGATGGGTATGACGAGCCTGCTGGCGGGCAACGTCGAGAGCCTGATCGCCGGCCTCGAGGCGCAGATCGCCGGCCTGATCGCCAACAACCCAGTGATCGGGATGGTGGACGACCTCGTCGACGAGCTCGAGGCGTTGAACGCCAGCGGCGGCCCCGAGGCGGCGATCGCCGCGAAGACCGCCGAGCTGACCGGCCAGATCGAGCAGCTGACCGGCGCCAACCCGGTGATCGGCCAGATTGCCAACCTGCGGGGCCGGCTCCAGCAGCTCGCCGACCAGGCCGGGCCGGCGATGAACTTCCTGGAGCCGCAGAAGCGGCTCGTGCAGGGCCAGACGAAGTCGATGCGCTTTGGCGGCCCGGGCTGAGAGACCCGCCATGACGGACGTCCGGATCGCGCCGAAGGGCACCGCCCCGGGCCAGCCCTTCCAGGCGGTCGACCTCGACCTGCTGCTCACCCCGGCGGGCCAGCTCGACACCTCGGACGAGCTCGCCACGGCCGTCGTCGTCGCGCTGATGACGGATGCGCTCGCCGGCCCGGACGACGACCTGCCGGACTCGCGCGACACCGACCGCCGCGGCTGGTGGGGCGACGTCGACGCCGAGCAGATCTGGGACGGCTGGCCGATCGGCTCGAAGCTCTGGCTCCTGTCTCGGGCCACGATCACCGGCGCGGCCGCCCGCAAGGGCGCCACCACGGTCCAGATCGAGGACTACATCTACGAGGCCCTGCAGCCGTTCGTGGACAGGAAGATCGCCACCAAGATCGAGGCGACGGCGGTCCGCGCCGGCATCGAGCGGATCGAGGCGCGCGTCGTGATGTACCGCGGCGACGAGCTGCTGCTCGACCTTCGCTTCAGTGACCTCTGGGCCGGGATCGTCGTCTCCGCGCCGACCGGCTGACCGGCCTCCCACCACCGCCACCGCCCGAACCGACCCGCTGGAAGCCGCCGCCGCGGCGCGCCTGAGGCTGCCCCATGCCGTTCAACCTGCCGGACCTGCCGAGCGTGCGCCGGCAGAACCGCGACAACCTCGCCGCCTTCCTGAAGGGCGCCGACGCGAGCGTCCCGAACAACGCGCTGCGCGTCCTCTCGGATCAGAACGCCGGCGGCGCGTTCCTGAACCTGAAATACCTCGCCTACATCGCCAAGAACGCCCTGCCGGATAAGGCCGAGGGCGATTGGCTCCTGCGCTGGGCCTACATCCTGTTCGGCGGCCCGAAGGCGGCGACCTTCGCCTCCGGCACGATCGCGCTCACCGGCGTGAAGGGCACGCTCCTGCCGGCCGGGTCGATCCTGGCGACCTCGGACGGTGTCCAGTACCAGACCGCGGCCGACATCTACCTCTCGTCGACTGCAACCGAGGCGGCGGTCACCTGTCTGACCGCAGGCGCGATCGGCAACCGAGACGCCGGGGCGCCGCTGTCGTTGACGGTCGCGGTCTCCAACATCGACGCGCAGGCCACGGTCGTCCTGATCGACGGCGGCGCCGACACTGAGAGCGACGACGATCTGCGCACCCGGGTGCTGCTGCGCCTGCGCCGGCCCCCGATGGGCGGCGACGCCGACGACTACATCCAGTGGACGCTGGCCGTCCCCGGCGTCACCCGCGCCTGGTCGAGCCCGAACGGCATGGGCATCGGCACCGTGGTGGTGCGGTTCCTGTGCGACGCGCTGCGCGCCGGCAACGGCGGCCTGCCGACCGACGACGACATCGCGCAGGTCCGCGCCTATCTCGACACGGTCCGACCCGTCTGCGTGAAGGACTTCTTCGTCGTCCCGCCGATCCCGCAGGGGCTGGCGATCAAGATCCGCAACCTGTCGGACGACACGCCGTCGATGCGGCTCGCCATCGAGACGGCGTTGCAGCTGCTGCTCCTGGAGCGCGCGGCGCCCGGCCAGACGATCTACGCGGCCTGGGTGTCGGCGGCGATCTCCGAGGTGGTGGGCGACGGCTACTTCGACCTCGATTTCGACGACGCGGTGATGGCTTCGCCCGGGCACATGGCGAGCCTCTCGGCCGCGGCCGGCGGTGGGATCTCCTACCCATGAGCGACGGCTTCATCCGCCGCGATGGCGACGACTACGCCGAGGCCTTCGCGCGCCTGCTGCCGCGCGGCGAGGCGTGGTCGCGCGACCCCGACAGCGACCTGATGCAGCTCGTGCGCGGGCAGGCCGAGATCTGGGGAACGGTGGTCGACCCGCGGGCCGCCGACCTCCTGGAGCTCGAACTCGACCCGCGCTTCACGACCGAGCTGCTGCCGGACTGGGAGCGCGCCTTCGGTCTGCCCGACCCGTGCGTCCAGGAACAGTACACCCTGGAGGAGCGGCGCCTCGCCCTCATCGAGCGGATCACGACCGAGGGCGGCCAGAGCCGGGCGTTCTTCTACAACGTCGCCTCGCGCCTCGGGTACGTGATCCGGATCGTCGAGTACTCGCCGTTCATGGCCGGGATCTCCCGGTGCGGCGACACGCGGGCGACCGGCACCAACGGCGAGCAGTACCGCTGGCAGGTCGGACCGCCTGAGATCCGGTTCTACTGGACGGTGCGGGTCTACGGTTCGCGCGTGTCGTGGTTCCGGGCCGGCGCTGGCCAGTGCGGCATCGATCCGATGGTGCGCTTCAGCATGGCCATGGACCTCGAATGCCTGTTCCGGCGCTACAAGCCGGCGCACACCGAGATCCTGTTCGACTACGCCAACGTCACGCCGAAGTACCAGGAATACGTGCCCTTCCGGGCAGGCGTGAACCACTGCGGGACCGACCCGCTGCTGACGATCATCGAGCACGGCGGCGACCCGCTGCCGGCCGAGAGCGTGCCGCTCTACTAGCCCCGCCCCTCAACCGATCGCTTGGCCGACGCTGACCCGCCCCGCGGGCCGGGCGCGGCTGCGCGCGTCCGGAGCGCCCGCCCGTGCAGTACAATAAACCCTTCGATCAGACGAACCCGGCGGCCGGCTATGTCAACGGCAACCCGGCGACCAACACGGCGGGCTCGATCCCCTGCGCCGAGGGTCTGGAGTACCCGCAGCGCGAGATCGTCAACGCGATCACCGCTGCCGGCCTCACGCCGACGAACGGCGATCTGACCCAGCTCGCCCAGGCGATCAAGGCGCTCATCGCCTCGACCGCGATCACGCCGGTCGTGGCGGCCGTCACGCTCTACGTCGACAGCTCCACGGGCAGCGATGCGACCGGTGACGGCTCGCAGGCCAACCCGTTCCGAACCAACGCGCGGGCCATCCGATATGCCGCCTCGCGCTACGCGTTCGGCGGCTACGGGCTCCTGGTGCAGATGCTCTCGGCCGGTACCTACGATCTGCCGGCGGTGGTCACCGGTGTCCCGAACCTCACGATCCTGGGCGCTCCGGCCAATCGCGGCAACTACCTCCTCGCCGGTGCGGGCACCAAAGACGCCCAGACGCAGGTCACGGGAACGGTCTGCACCATCAGCGGGGCGACGCTGCGCAACACCAATCCGGCGCTGAATACGATCGCGGCCGGCAGCAACGTGACGATCGACAACTGCGATTTCACCGGCGACACGGCGCTGAACGCCAGCCACCTCTTCGCCGGACCGGGCGGCTCCGTCACCCTCAGCGGGACGATTGGCATCGCGCAGAGCGCGGGCGCGATCCTCGACGCGCAGGGCGGCACGATCACCTCATTCGGCACGATCAACGTGCCGTCGGCCGGCGTCTTCACCAACGTCGTCAACTGCATCAACGGCCGCGTCGCCTTCGGCACGGGCGCGGCGTGGGGCGGTACGACTTCCGGGCGCCGGTTCTACGCCGGGCTGAACGGCGTGATCCAGCTCTACGGCCGCGGCGTCAACTTCATTCCGGGCACGACGGCCGGCACCTACGACACGGGAGGTCAGGTTGCGTAACTTCAACGCCTCGGACTGGTACTGGCGCCTCCCGAACGGCACCGACATCTTCGCCTCCGCGCGCGGGGCGATCGTCGGCGCCGACGATGCCACCCTGAAGGCGTGGAGCGCGCCCGACGATTGGGAGCCGACGCCCTGTCCGGTCGACGCCAGCGGCGCGCCGACGCTGGTCGCGCTTCGCGAGGAGCTGGCGCGCTGGGGACTGGCGCTCCCCGATGCTCTGGCGGCGGCGCCCTCCGCGGCCGATCTCGTCGCCTACGCGGCGGCCCGGCGCTTCGCGGTCGAGACCGGCGGCGTGGTGGTCAACGGCGTGACGGTCGCCACCGACCGGGACAGCCAGTCGATGGTCGCCAATGCCTACGCCGGGATGCAGGCGGGCGGCGTCGCCTCCGTCAAGTTCAAGGCCGCCTCCGGCTGGATCGAGCTGACGGCCGACCAGATGAAGGCGGTGGCGCTCGCCGTGTTCGCTCACGTCCAGGCGTGCTTCACCGCCGAGGACGCCTGCGACGCCGGCATCAACGCGAGCCCGCCGACGATCACGACACTCGCCCAGGTCGATGCCGCCTTCGCAGGCCTCGCGCCCGCGGCTTGATCGTCAGCGGCGCAGACCAGTCCGACCCGCGCCGCCTCCGGGCGGCTTTTTGTTGCCCGCTCGCCTGAGGTCCGGTGCATGTCGAGCCTCGCCCCGATCCAGCTGATCCAGCCGCAGCGGGTCGACTTCGACACGACGCAGGCGACCGACTGGCTCGACGGCCTGCCGCTGATCGGCTCGCCGGCGGCTGGCGGCACACTCGCGGGCGACGCCAACGTTGGGAACGGCGCGATCACGGTCGCGGACGTTCAGCCCGGGGCGGTCTACGGCGCACACGTGGTTGCAGTCACTGCGATCGCGAGTGGGCTTACTCGGATCAGTGTCACGGACCCCTATGGCCTCGTGACCGGCCAGGGGGTCGTTGGAGCGCCCCTCTATGCCGGCGGGATCACTATCAGCCTGGCGCAGGGCGCGACGCCGTTTGGGGTCGGCGACAGCTTCGCGATCGCCGTAGTGCCGCAGCCGGTCGACCTCACCGGCCTCGTGTTCGATCTTGACGCGCGCCAGGCGGTGGGGGCGGCGACCATCGCGCTGCAGGCCACCAGCGGCGGCGCGAACCCGAGCATCGCCAACGGCGGCCCTCTCGGCGTGATCGCCATGGCAGTGGCTCGCACGCCCATGGCGCGCCTGCCGGTCAAGCCTGAGGGCTACCCCTACGGCATCACCGCCACCGACCCGGCGACGGGCCTCCGGGTCCCGACCTTCTACGGCCTCATCCACCACACCGCCGTCCCCGCACAGATCGGACAGGGAGCCTGAGAGCATGGCGATCCGAGGTTCTTCGCTCGCCCGTGCCTATGTGCCGGTCGGCGGGCCGGCCGGCCTGCCCGGGCAGAGCACCTACGCGGCGTGGCTGGCCCTGGGCAACACCGGCGAGCTTGCCGACTTCGTGGCGGCCCAGAAGGGTGCGCCGGGTGGCGTCACGACGCTCGCCGGCAAGGTTGGCGCTCTGGGTCTGGACGATATCGGGGCGCTGGCCAAGACCGGCGACGCCTCCGGGACCAAGGTCCGACTTGCCATCGCCGCGGCGGTCGCGCGAGCCGTCACCGATCGGGCGACCGACCATGGTGTGACCCCGCAGGATTTTGGCGCCGTCGGCGATGGTGTGGCCGATGACACGACGGCCCTTCGCTCGTGGCTGGCGGCGCTCGGGCTCGGCCGGCGCGGTGCCATGCCGCCCGGGCTTTACCGGTTTACTCAGCCGCTCCAGTTCCCGATCGTCAGCAATCTGTCGCTCGCCGGCTCCGGCAGCCATTCGAGCGTGTTCTGGTACGACGGACCAGACGCCGCCAAAGACATCATCACGATTGGAGACACGACCAGTTCAATCTCTCAGGTCCGGCAATGCAACCTGTCCGGCTTTCGAGTTGCCTCTAATCTGAAGATGACGGCCGGCGCCGGGCTTCGGATGCGCGGTCTGGTTCGGTCCGTGCTGCGAGATATCATTGCAGACGGTCAGGACGGCAACGGCAACCTGTTCCACGGCCTATGGTTCGACCAGGTCGATATGGTCGTGCTGGGGCAATACGAAGCGCGCGCTCAAGGCGATGCGGTTCGGCTCAACGGCGCGCTGGGGAATGGCGCCAAGGCCGGACTTTTCCTGCATCAAGGCAAGATCGCCGGCAGCGGCGTCGGCATCCGCGTCGGGGGCGCGTTCGGCGGCTTCAGTCTGGAACAGACGGACGTCATTGCCAACGGCACCAACATGATCGTCGATACAACTCTGACTGCTGAAGGCAACAGAGAGGTATTCATCGGTGCCACCGTATCTTTCGACAGCGCTCAGGACGCCAGCTCCGCGTCGATCGTCCTCGACGATAGCTTGATCGCCAACGGCATCATCGCGTTCACCGGCACTTGGAACACATCCGGCCCCGGCCACGGCTTGTGGGTCAAGAACTGGCGCGGTTCCGACCTCATCTGGACTGGCGGTACGATCGGCGCATTCACCGACAACGTCCGGGTCGATGATGCCTCGGCGAGGGCGACCTTTTCAGGAGGGTTGGCGATCCGGGCAGCGCGAGCATACGGCGTCAACCCGACCGTCGCTGGCCACGCCGTGGTTGTTTCCAATGTCCGCGGCGTTGGGAATGCGCTCGGGACCTTGAATGCAACCTATCAGGCTGGGCGGCTTCTCACCTCTAGCGAGCTTGTTCCCGCCGTCGCGACGACGGGGCTGACCCTCTCGAACGACGTTACGACCCCAGCAAGCGTCATCAACATCGGTCCGGGATCCGCGACATCTTCTCCCCGGTCCGGGGTGATGGCGATGTTCGGCGTGCTGAACAAATCCATCCTCAGTACTTGGGTGGCGGGCACGGGTGGCGGGCTGGACACAGGCGCCGTAGCGTCTTCGACTTGGTATCACGTGTTCCTGATCAGCAACCCGTCAACGGGCGCTGTGGACGCGCTGTTTTCGCTCTCGCCCAGTACGCCCACGCTGCCGGCTGGATATCTGCTGTATCGGCGCATCGGTTCCGTTCGCACTGATGCGAGCAGCAACATTCTACCGTTCAAGCAAACCGGGTCCACCTTCGTCTGGACTGCGAGCGTGACCGATTTGAACGGGGGCGCATCGACGACAGCGTCGCTCGTGCCGTTGACTGTCCCGACGGGGGTCCAAGTCGAGGCGCTGTTCCGAGCGGGGGCCTCCAGCAGTTCCCCGAACGGCCTCATGATTTCCTCTCCAGATGCCGCGGATGAGGTGCCAACGTTCCCAAACTACTCGCTGACATGGGCGGCAAATACCAACGCCTTCGGGGAGTTTCGCGTCCGAACGGATACGTTCGGGCGGATCCGTGCTCGCTCGTCCGTCGACAGCACGATTTTCGGCGTACGCACCTACGGCTGGGTCGACCCTCGCTGACCTGACGCCCACGGCGCCCCGCGGATCCCACCCGCGGGGCGCCGACCTGATGCCGCGCGGCTGATCGCCCGGCCCCAACCCGACACCTTGGATCCCGCCATGCTCCTGCAGCGCCTCGCGCTACGGGCCGCAGTCGCTTGCGCGCTGCTGTTCGCGCCTGCCCACGCCCGAGCCTGGGAAGGCATTGCCTCGACCTACGGCCGCGAGATCTTCCGCATCAACCCGAAGGGGCTGACCGCCAACGGGGAGCGGTTCAAGCCGATGGGGCTCACGGCGGCGATGTGGGACGTCCCGTTCAATACGCGCGTTCGCGTGACGAACCTCGCCAACGGCTGCAGCGTGATCGCCCGGATCAACGACCGAGGGCCACACAGGCGGCTGCGCCGCGCGATCGACATGTCCACCGGCGCGGCCCGCGCGCTGTGCTTCGACGGCCTCGCTCGCGTCCGGATTGAGATCCTGGACCGGGCCGGGTCGGGACGCCGCTTGGCGGACGCGCGCTGATGCGGGCCCGGATCCTGGCGGCGTTGCTGGCCGTCCTTGTGTCCGGCGCGCCGGCAGCGGCCACCGCCCGGCCGCGCATCCCGCACCTGCCGCCCCGGCCGAGCGCGGCGAGCCTTCTGGCCGCGGCGCCGATCGCGCCGAACGGCCTGCTCATCCACGACGCCGGGCGCCTGCGCACCCTTGAGCTCGACGAGATCGCGCCGCTGCGCCTGCGCCTCTCCATCCCCTTCTGAGGACCTGACCCATGGCGAAGGACGGTTTCGCACGAGCCTACGCGCGCGTGCGCGTCTACGAGGGCGGCAACGTCGACGATCCGCGCGATCCCGGCGGACGCACGTCGCGTGGCGTCACGCAGCGCGTCTACACCGCGTGGCTGCGCCGCCAGGGCCTGCCGAACGCGGACGTCTGGACCGCGACGGATGCGCAGGTCGCCGCGATCTATCGCGCGCTCTACTGGGACAAGGCCGCCTGCGACGAGCTGCCGGCCGGCGTCGACTTCGTCGTCTTCGACGGGGCGGTGAACAGCGGCATTGGGCAGTCGGTCCGGTGGCTGCAGCGCAGCCTCGTCGGCTACCCGGGCGCGGTGGACGGCGCGATCGGTGACGTCACCCTACACGCGGTCGGCCAGGACGAGGACAACGACGCGCTGATCGCGCGTTACTGCGCGGCCCGCCTCGGCACCCTGCGGGGTCTCAAGACGTGGCGGATCTACGGCAAGGGCTGGGCGGCCCGGATCGCCAACGCGCAGAAGATCGGCCAGGGCTGGGCGTCGGGCAGCGTCGGACCCGCGCCGGTCGCCGTCGATCAGGTCGGCGGTCACCGCAAGGCGGTGGTGTCCCCGGAGACGATCGCCCGGCCGCTGCTCTCGACGGCTTCGACCACGGTGGTGACCTCGGCCTCCGCGGTCGCCGCGCCCGTGTCCGAGCTTGGACAGCAGCTCGAGGTGATGCGCGATTGGTTCGCGTGGATGCCCTACGTGCTCGGCGGACTCGCGGTCATCGCCGGCGTCGCCGGCGTCATCGTCAAGTACGGGCACGCGGTGGCCGACAAGGTCCAGGCGGGCTCCGCCACGCAGGCGGTGGACACGAGCGCTGACGAGGACCTACCCGCGGTCGCGGTCGACGATCCTGCCGCTCCGGAGGCCGCCGTCACACCTCCGGCGACCGCGGCGGAGGCGGCCTGACATGCGCGCCCTCCTGGATCGCATCAAGGGCTTCGCCGAGCGCGGGGCCGCCCTCCTGGGCATCGGCGCCGTCGCCTTCGCTCTGCTCTCCGGCCTCACGCTGGGGTCGCTGCCCAGCGCCGGGCTGTCCTTCCTCATCGGTAAGGCGGCCGGCTACCGCGCCGCCGACCGGCAGGCCGAGATCAACCGCCTCGCCCGCGACGCCGCCGAGGCGCGCGTCGACGCGAACGCGGCGCGGGCTGCCGAACAGGCCGCCCGCGCAGGCGAGGCCCGCAACGCGAGCGCCCAGGCGGCGGCGGAGAAACGCAATGTCGAATACGCGAAGCTTCTGCGGTCGCTCGGCCCGATGGGCGCTTGCGGGCTGTCTGATGCTGACCTCGGCCGGCTGCGGGACAACGCGTGGGCTGTCCAGCGCGGCGCCCGGCGCCCGCATGCTGCCCCCGGTCGCTGA